TTGGCGCAAGAGCAGGAGACGCATTTATCTTTTTTATTTGTCATTTAAATACCTTTACACATTGTTTTTACTCGCTTTTAAAAGGAGACTGACTGTATTGGTAATTGGTATGCTTCTCTTGCTCTCTGCCTTGCTTATCTATGTAATATTCTTTGTCGGGAGGGTCGTCGCCTTCAAAATCCGCCCAATCAAACTCTTTCTCAAGAGCTTCTAAATTATTCATGCCCGCCCAAAATAATCCGCGCCCGTCTTTATCATTAGAGAGAGTAAGCATCCCTCTACTAGCCATCTTAAAAAGTAATTCTTTATACGTCATTTACCACTTTTGTTTGTAAAGCTCCATGCGAACATACATACTATAAAAATTATTAGCCCTGACACAACTTGTAATGCTAGTTCAATCATGTTAGGTATTTAGCGGCCAAAATACAATTACCTATAATTAAAAAGAATATAATTACCCACCAAGTTATTATTTGCTTCCTAGTCATTCCTTTTGATAAACTCCGCAACTTCCTGCATGGCTTCAGTCGCTTGGTTGAGCTTATCCTCCTGCGCTGGGGATAGCGTCTTATTTGGCTCTTTCGCGTTCGCAATTAAAATAAAAATTAAAATTGTAAAATTAAGAATTATATTTGCCCAGCATAGATACTTTATCCCGAGCAAATCCTCTTTCGTTGTCGGCATTATCATCATAACTTATTATATATTCAGCTTTGAGAAATTCAACTTTTTTAATCTCATCATAAACTTCATTTTGAGAGAGGGCTTCGCTTTGTAGCGGCCAAGATGGGTTATTATTTGGCATTTTATTGTTAGTATTTACACAAAAAACCCCGCTCCGAAGAGCGGGGTCGTTATGAGGACTACTATTTACTGGGGGGAGATTTTGTTGTATCTTTCTCTCTAAGATAGGAACCTCAATAAACCTACTTTATTATTTGAGAGAAAGTGTTTCGGGGTTTTGTTTGATCTACCGCCTAAGAATAGGAACCACCGAGAAAACCTATCTTGCATGCCAGCGGTAGTGTTACTTGCGCTTGCGACGTTTACTAAATTTCAACGTCTGCGAATCTGATGCCACAGTGAACGTAGACTTAGGCACAGTGACATATTCAGACCTGTGCTGATTGAACTTACGCAACTTCTCTACCGAATCAATAGTAAGAGAGTTGCCCGCTTGAGTTACAGTTACTTGGTATGTAGTATTTCTCATACAACTATATTATAGCTACTAAAAACTATTTGTCCAATTTATTTTTGTCTCTGAGTGATATCAGATGCTCTTTGACAACTCTTTGAACCCTGCTATCGTCCGGCAAATCCTCTAACGTCACTGACTTCCTTCCTCTGGTAAGCCAACTGCTGCTCTGTATCTTATCACCTAAACCATAAACGCTTTCTATACCTAACTCTTCGCATAGTTTATGCTCTGGCGTGTTTGTGCCGTCTGTCCTATCGCCGCCATTACAAAACATAATTTTATCGAACTTATTTCGATACATTTCATTAACAAATTTTATACTAGCGCAAACAGTCTGATCTTCATCAATACTTTTAATAGTAAGATTAACGGGCTTCAGCGCTTGGACAATCATCATACGCTCTCTGAGCGGCATAAAAGGTTTGCCCTTTTTATTTGCCAAAAACTGATCTGTATTTACGATTACGAAAAGCTTATCTGCTATTGCGGCAGACCTTTCTAAAAGCTCTAAATGCCCTATGTGCAACGGGTCAAACCCGCCGCTAACTACTGATAGTTTCATTTTGTTTTAAATAGTCTATTGCTTTGTATAGGGTTGGGATGGAATCTTTAAAAGCCCCAAGTCCTCGGTTGCATTTGTGACAAAGCCATCCTCTAAAGTTATCCGTTTGATGACAGTGATCAAGCACCCACGCGCCATTAGCCTCGTTGCCTTGACCTTCGCATTCTTTCTCGGATCCACCGCATATAGGACATTTATGATTTTTCGGAGCAGATCCATGTATTGCCTTTAGTCGTTTTTTAGCTTTTACTAATTGCTTATTGCACTCTTTGCACTCTGTCCTGAGATAGTTTTCGCCTCCTCTTTTAGGGAAGCATTTTTTTGGCAAAAATTTCAAGCATTTTATGCATTGCTTGTCTCCTTTTTCTACAACTTCTTCAAAGAAGTTAAACCCTGTTTGAGTATTCAAAAAGATATTTTTACGATAGTACCTTTTACTACGCCCGTTTCCTTTTCATAGTTATTTGGAGCAGGCTTATCCTCCGGCAACCATTCGTACTTCGTGCTATGACATCCGGTGCATAAAATAAAAATTAAAGTTAAAAGAAAACAAATAAATATTCTAGTTTCTAATTTCATTTCTTGCCTCCAAGATATTTTTTCGCATGGCCTTCGGCTATCAACTTATCGTTATAGCTGCCCACTGCGGAAAACGGAGAAGCGTCCTCTGGATATTTATATAAAACACCTAAAAGCCTGCCATATTTTCCTTTTTTATCAATAGAAGTTTCAATAATGAACTCGTTGTCTCCTTCCGCAATTAACTCCTCAAGTCTGGCTTTCGCTGCCAAGCCTCTCGCTTTCTCCTCTTTGTCTCTTGTGCGACATTCTGGAGTATCTATGCCGTACAAACGAATACGCTCCTTCTTGAAGGTGCTGAAACCACAGTCGATCATAGCGTCAACTGTATCGCCGTCTACAACTCTTATCAGCTTTGCTTTATATTGATACATCAGAATCTTTACCTAACTTTGCCGCAAGCTCTTCGAGTGAAATGACGATATCATTTATCAGATACTCCGTTTCAAACCTTTGCTCCTCATCCAAATGCCGCAAGTCAATCGCTAGTAGTTCTTCTATCATATCATATATTTTATCTCTTTCCATGATATTTGACAAAAGAATTTACACAAAAAAAGAGCGGCCGAAGCCGCTCTTAGATTTTCAAGCTTTTGTACACGCTCCCGCCTAGCTCTAGGAAACTTGAAACCTAAGCTATATTCGGCGAAAGTGCAAGACTTTGCTGCCGCTTCCCTCTGCGGTTAAGAGCCTCAAAACTCACCGCGTATTCGAGAGAAGTACGAGACTTTGCGATCACTTCACTCTGCGGATAAGAGTCTCAAAACTTACCGCACGTTCGAGAGAAGTATTAGAGTTTTTGTACTGCCTTTCATCTGAGGTCAAGAAACTCATAAACTTACCTTATTTCGATGAAAGTGGTTAGGCTTTTGATCTGACGGCCAATTAAAGCTAGGAAGCCTTAAACCTACTTTACTATCATTGACCGTGTTTAACATAACAAGAAATCAGTTACTTCTGTTACATAAACCTTTTTTTTCTTGCATTTTTCGCAAGGCCCCTTTCTCCAAGAACCGCAACGATCAGTAGTTCTTGGTTGTCTGCCCTCTTTCTTCGCAGCGCGTTTCTCTCTATTTTGCGCTTTGATTCCACACTCGTAACAGATCATACAACAGCCTTGGCCTTCTTTTGGATTCTGTCGATAATCTCGAAAGCGGTTAAACGAGGAATATCTTTAACGCTATTCCAACCCTTAGCTTCGCTATTATTTTCAGAGATAAGCTTATTTCTAACCTGCTCAAAGGTGATGTTGTTCTCCTTGAGAATTGTTAATAAGAATGAGTCTGGAGACATAGATACAGAAGATTGTGAAGCGAGAGCCAGTGAAGGAGTGGCGACCTTACCACTTGCCGCCTGCTTGCCTTTGTTCGGAGCGATTTCCTCCTTAGCTACGATATTGATCTTCAAGAAATTACGCACCGCACGACAGAAAGCTCTATTCTCAGCAATAGCGGCTAAGTAAATCTGCCCAAAGCCTTCGGTGTTATTTAATCCTGCGTCAGCCGTACCCTCAAAGTAAACTTCTTCGCCCTCCGTTTCATAATTCCCTGCCCAAGTGATGCCGCACTTCATACAAACATACTCTGGAGATGCGGTTACGATGTCATAAACTACTGATTTTATGCCGCGTAACTGAGCAAGCTCTTTTAGTCCAGACAAAAGAATAATTAAATCTTTATCTTTTAATTTAGTGACATCTGTCTCGGAAGTATTGTCTCTATTCGGAACAATGTGGTCGTTATTGACCATCTTTCTCCAATCGATCAAATTATCATCTTGATAAACATACTTCACACCATCGAGTAGTCCAAACTCGTTCCTCTTTATTACTTTTGGCGGTTTATTGCTTGCCATACGAGATAAGCTTGCACGTTTTCTGGGCATAAGTCAACTACTTTCTTTCAACAAAATAAAAATGATCTTTTTCTTCCCAAAAGTCCTCATGGTCAATGATTTGCATAAAAGAATGCTCGAATGATGCGATGGGCTGCTGGGCGGCTACGGCCATTTTACTAGCGTAAGCTTTGCCGCCATGTATAAGAAACTTATTTGATTTATAAAATATCTTTTTCTTATTCGCTCCTTTAAGCTCTTCAATATCGTCAATGGTAAGTTTAGGAACGATATTTATATGCTTGTCAATATCCAAGTAATCTATTTTATATCCGTCAACTTTCTCTTTACTTTCCCTACTGAGCATCCCGGTGCTGATGCCTAATTCAATAGCTCTCTTTACGAAAGAAGGCTCATGGTCGTCATCAATAAAATATATAAGTTCAATAATCTTACTTTTGTATTTAGTTAAAATATCTTCCGGTATTGGCTTGCTAGTTAAAATAGAACAAGGACATATTTCTAACTGCTTAACTAAATTATCCAAGTTGTAGTTATAGTCCATTCTGACTATCAGAGTTTCTATACCTAGAGATTTAATATCAGCTATTGCATTAGATAGGGACGATTCTATCCTTCTCTTTTTGTAAAGAGAGCCGATTCTCAAAGTATTAAATTCAAAAGAATAAGGCTTTCCTAGATTGCGAAGTATCGCTTGAGCTATCTTTTCTGGATGAATGTTATTTATAGACTTTGGATTTTCATTCGGGTTGAAGCTTGGTTTATCATCATAGCTCTTTAAAACCTCTACATCCTCATCTTTACTCCAGTACGGTTTAAATTGTTCGTAATAAGAGTTGGAGAAAAGCGTAACTATTCTCTTATTGTACGCGGAAGCGATTTGCAGAGACAGATTATTCGTGCAGATATGTAGACAAGAGTTCTTAATAACATAAGCGCGCTGGTTTTCGTCAGTTTGACCAACGGCTATATAGCAACCGGGGATTTGGGTATCATCTTTGTCTCCCAACTGGACAACTTGCACTCCTATTTGTTTTAAGTGAGGCTGAAGAAAATCTAAAACCATGTCCCAATGGTCATACTTATTTGAATGGTCATCAGAAGATACATCTAATGTCGCATACTTCCCATTGGTAGCCATCGGGAAATACTTTTCGTAAATATGAGGCTTGTCTATCTTAAGATTATCTTGCAGCGCGTATGATTCTAAAATGTGCATAAGTAGTCTTTATCAATACGATCTTTCATATTATGAATATAATTAGAGAACTTTTGAGTAGTTAAATACGGGGTAAATACTATTGCAAAATGTTCTTTAGCTTGCCCGGCGCCTTCCAAAGATAAGGAATTATCAAAAGATTCTGCGTAAGGTATAGTTTTATGGACGTATTCATTTGCCCATAGCAAAGAATTGTTTTCCGGCTTAGTAGAAACATACAAGTTATACTCCGGATACTTTTCTTTTATAGACTTAAATAGAGAGGTAGAAAGAAAAACGTCTTTCTTTGACCCGGGCATAATAAAAAGAACGCGTTTACCATCATCATCTTTATCTAAAAGATCTTCCATTTTAACTGGAAAATGTTTTTCGTTATGTTCCTTCGCAACTTTTCTAAAATAATCTTCTATAGTTTTTCTATCAGCTTTATTAGCTATCTGCTTCATCCAATACTTATATCCATCATCATGAATATTGTTTTCAGTATTTAATATCTTTTTATATAAAGATAGAATCCACTCAGAATCGTCGGGTATATTTTCCACATAAGCTTCGGGAAAGTTTCTCTTCTTCTCTTCTTTTACTTCATCAAAATCGTAAGTAGTCGCTGGAGCATTGTCTATAAAGTCTTCAAATATCTTACCAATAACTTCAACCGAAAATCCATCAATAACCCACTGCCTAGCCATTTTGCCCATAAACTCAAGCTGGTTTTTAGGCATATTATAAACTTTAAGTAGATTGTTATATATAGACTCTGGGCAGGTGGAAGCTTTTATAAACTCTGTCTGATGCTCTGTGTATTTACTCCACTCTAGAGCTATAGAACCAGAACCTTCTTCGCACTGCTCTTCGCCACAGCTATAGTCGGTTACAAGAGTAATCAGTTCAGTAAGCTTTGCTTCTTGAATTGGAATTTCCTGACCGCCGCTTGTAAATGGATGACAATAAACATCCATTAAATTATAAATTTCGTTTAGCTGAGACTCACTAACGCCTCCACCTACGTTAGTGGTTCCCATGCTTTTTTCCGCACCGCAAAGATCACACTTCTGCTCTTGTCCAACATACGGCTTAACCTTGTATCCGTAGCAAGACTTACAATAGTATGTTGTTAAGATGTCATCTTTATTTACTCCGTGCTCATCAGCGAGCTTGTGGATATTCCAACCTTCACCCCAGTGAGTATGCAATAGTAGTTTGGACTTGGGTACATCCTTTTGAAATTTTTTGAACCCTTCCATCAAGTTAGGGACAGATTTTCTTAATTGATTACGAAAAACAAACCCGACAATGTAATCATCGTCAGATATGTTATTATTTGCCCTTAACTGCTTCCTTTTTTCGTCATCTAATCTGTAAAAATTTTTAGTTTCAAGGCAACCATGAACAGTTTTTACATGATTATGCCCTTTTTCATGCAGGGCTTTAGTCGCAAAATTACTCCATATCCAATAATTTTTTATTTTTGGCGCCTTTTCAACGGCGGAAGGAAGAATTGGAAGTGAATCTAAAGTAGTCCAAATTACAGAACTGATTTCATTGAACCAAGGCTTATCTATTGCAAAATCAACCCCCCAAATATCCTGCACTGCAATATAAACATCTGGTTTTTCCTGCTTGATTACTTGATCAATTAAATATGCTCCATAGCTTGCCATTCTCGCCTGACCGGGATCTTTACCAATTTGAGCCTGCTGGTTTGGGTCATCTGGCAGCGTGCCTATGGATTTCCAAGGGGTTCTTTGTAAGGCTGGGGTTGAATATGCGTTCCCACAGCAATAACTTACTATATCATATTTTCCAGTTTTATATAAGTAAGAAAGAAGGGCCTTGGTGTTTCTACCAAAGCCTGTCTTCGCCAGAGCCGAGTCTGATTGGAATAGAACCTTCTTCTTCACGGATTATTTTTAGCCGCAATGCTTTTAGCAATAGCTTCGTTATTCTCTTTTATAGAAGAAGATGAATACATACTTAAAGCCGTCAGAAGAAATTGTTTTAGGAACTTAGACTCTCCGAAAGTGAAACCGATAGAATAACTTTTCTTTTCTCCTTCTTTGGGCATTTTAGTCAGAGTGAAAGCAAAGCCCTCCTTCTTGTCATCCTTAATCTTTGGCTTAAAAGAAAATGAAGTATTCTCCTTGGGAGTTTTATGAAAGCTTGAGAACTCTCTACCGCTCTCGATACAATCAATAAATGATCCTATCTCGCTGGGAGTGAATTTGCAAGCGGAGCGAGTTTTCGTGTCAAATTTACCCTTAGCATTTTCCGCGTCCCAACTTAACTGCTTCAGCAGTTGCACATAAAAAGACTTGTCGCTCGTATTGTAAGAAAAACTACAACAGCACCCAGTATTCCATTGATTTGGTTTATAAAAATGAATCATAAACTACGCTATATTATATCAAAAATAGCATAGTTAGTCCAAATTTTTCTCGTCATTCTTAAGCTGTCCTAACTTCATGTATATTTTAGAATCTTGGACAGTGACAAAATTAGCAAAGACTCCGTCATCAGACTTAACGCCCCTTACCCAAACAATATTCTTCTTAGCTGGAAGCCCCTTGTTTTGTTCAATGCAGTCATCTATCCCTCTGCCTCTTTTGTTGTTAAAAATCAAAACATCTATCGAGTCAGTCTCATCTCCGATTTCAAACTTAACGTATTCATTACCGTTCTTAGAGACTTTTACTCCCGTGCAATCCGTCACAGAACCCGCGAAGCAAACCTTAGACTTCGGGCCTCTAGCCCTCACTTCTGCTATTTGAAGAAGATCTCGGTTTTTATCCAAAAATATATCTCTCAAGGAAACACCATGAGTATAACCCAAAAGCTCGTTTTCGTAATACCAATTAGCAAATCTTTCATTGCTATGATTTATATCATATATTCTTTTATACGGAGTAAATTTCTTGCGTATAGTTTCTATCCTAGACTCTTTAATGAACGGCTTGCCATTTTCATCCATGCCTACCTTCATTTTATTTATGACATTGATTAGATCATTATTGCCCTGCTCCGCAAACTGCATTGCTATGACCCTCTCCCTAGATGTCATTATTTTCCAAAGCTGAAATTCAAGAACTACTTTGCTCCGGCTCTGCTTGCCTCCTACGTCCAAAGCTCCAGCTTGAATTAGAGCCGAAAGAACTCCCATATTTATCCCTGCCTCAGTGGAAGCTTGAAAAACTTGAAACTTATTATAGCTAGACGCCTTGAAGTTATTAAGTTTTTTAATAGAAGAGTTAGATATACCTTTAATAGAAGTTAAACCGAATCTTATATTATCACCTTCGATAGCAAAATCATCTTTAGACTTAACTACATCCGGCCTTAGTAGCTCGATATTAAAATGAATTAGCTCTCTGTTTATTTTAGATATTTCATCTATTGGGTCTGGCTCGAACTTACTCATCTGAAGCAGAGCGAGGAAGAACTCTTTCGGATGGTTAAACTTGAGATAAACAGTAGTCGCTGCTAAAGCGGCGTAAGCTATCGAGTGAGACTTATTAAAAGAATAGTTAGCTGAGTCTTCTAGAACTTGCCATAAAATATCACCAATTTCTTTATCAAGATTATTTTCTTTAACCTTGTCTTTAATTTTCTTCTTCCACTTTTTAACCTCATTAACCTTCTTCTTCCCTACAATCCGGCGTAATAACTCTGCTTCATCAAGACTAAAACCAATCTTATGAGCCATTTTCATCATCTGCTCTTGATAGAGGCAGACGCCGCCAGTACTGCCCAGTATATCATCAAAATACGGATGAATAACTTCATAGGTATCGTTATTGGTATAATTAGCGTATTGGTCTGTGAACTGCATGGCTCCCGGCCTTGCTAACGCTAATACCGCGCTGAGTTCTTCAAGGTTTTTGGGCTTTACCTTTTTACAGACTTCGTAGTTAGCGCGAGCCTCTACTTGAAAAATGCCGTGAGGCTGTTTTAAGTCGTATAGATTCTGATAAATACTTTCATGATCTAAATCTATATCTTCTACATTTATACCAATAAATTTACAAGCTTGATCTACGACAGATACAGTTCTTAGTCCTAGCACATCCAACTTGACGTTGAACATCTGCGACCAGTCCATATTGTAAGCAGAAATTTTTTCTTTATCAGAGTCAAGTTCTATTGGGCAACTTTTTACAATATCATCATATGACAGCAATATAGCAGAAGGGTGGACTCCCTTATTTTTAACTAATCCTTTTATTTTTTGAGCTGTCTCAAAAGTCCTAGGATTGTTGTCGCACCAATTTTTAAAGTCATCAACTTCATCATAGGCCTCTGATATGTCCTTAACTTGGCCAAATACTTTGGGTATCATAGCGGAGACATGATTCATTTCTGTCTCAGATTTGTCCTCGACAGTTTTACCGCACTCCTTCATAACCAACTTACCGCTCAAAGTGTTAAGAGTTCTTATCTTGCAGGTCTTACCTTCAAACTCTTCTTCTAGATACTTGAGAACCTGCTTTCTTTTGTAGTAGCAGACATCCATATCTACGTCGCACATCAAGGAGCCGTCTAGATATGTAACTCCTTTGATTACTTTTTTCTTGGCTCGAATCTTTGAGACAAATCTCTCAAAAAATAAATCATATTTAACAGAGTCAATTTTAGTAACTCCAAGAAGATAAAGCACAAAGCTTCCAGCCGCAGAGCCTCGACCTAGTCCTATGGGAATATCAGATGTGTTGCAGTAGTGAATTACCTTCCAGACTAAAAGTATATAATCTACGAAACCTAATTCTTTTAGGATTTCTAGTTCATAGTAAATCCTATCAGTATATTTTTTATGCTCTGCCGTACCTCTCTTTATATTGAGCTTTTTAAACCCTTTTTGACAGAGCGCGATAAGAAAATCGTAAGTATTTTTTACTTTTTCTGGATTGTCTATCAGCTCTAGGTACTCTGGCTGAACATCAAATTTCGGTAGGCGCACGCCATGTATTTCTAGATCTAAATTGCTTAGATCTTTCGCGAAGCTACTCTTTCTTTTTTCTAGGTCTGCCGCGCTTCTTTTTTGGCGGCTCTGACTTTTCTTGCCCTCTGCTATCTCCATCTTCCAGTATAATTTGGTCTAATCTGTTTCTTAGAACTTTTAAAGTGTCCTTACTCTCCTCTTCAAACCTGTAAAAAAAATCTACTTTATCTTGCTTGCCTCCTTTTCTGAGGACTAAAATAGCATAGTCGACATCAGATTCCTCTGACAGCTTTTCTATCAAATCATAAGCAAAATCCATGCTAGGCATATAATGTATTATATACCTAAATTCTGCTCATATCAATTTTAAGTTTGTTCCAAACCTTCAAATTCAACTCTAAATCATTTATTGCATCATGCAAAGTCTCGTAATTATGATTGATGTTGTAATATTTGCCAAGCTCGGACAGGGACGTTCTGATACCTTTAGACCGATAGCTTAAAAGGCGATATTGATAATCAAAGAAATCTTCTTCTTCCTTTTTAAAATAATATTCAGACCTTATCCCTCTTCCTATAGCTAATGTATCTACGCTTTTTTCAAATAAATGATCATACGGCTTATCGTAAATCTTGCACCATTCTCGGATTAGATACATATCAAACCCAAGTATGTTATGACCCACAATGTAATCACAATCATCCAGCCACTCGTAAACCGTGGGAAATATTTCCGACTCAGGCTTAGCTAATTTATTAAACTTTTTTTGATCAAACCTTGTGATTCTGGCAGCTTCATCAGAGATTTTTAAGCCACAGTCCCACTTAACCATCTCATCAAACCTATCTTGAATCTTATTCTCAACAACCCGTATCATTCCAACCTGCCAAGGTCGGTTGTTGTAAAAATTTAGATTAACATTAAAAGTCTCCAAATCCATGAAGACAAGTTTTTTGCCGTTAGACTTTTTAAAAAAATCGTTATCCATTTAATTCTCTGGCTGGGACGTTATAACAATCTGCTTTGAAATAAAATTTCCTATTATAAGAAGACTCAGGATCGTAATCGCCTTCTTTGTAAAACTTAGCTTTCTGATAAAACTCAGACTTTTTTATTTTACCAAGATACCAAGCATAGCTCAAGTCCTTCATTACGCTGATGAAAGCGTATTCATCGCAGTTTTGATTAGGATTAAAGTCTGCTACTGTGCAGTTATAGTTTAATTGAGGAGGGACAGTCCTCTCCTTGGTTTTTACATCGACTGTAAAATGACCAGAGCAAGGGTTATGATATACTAGGTCGTAATCATAGGTATCCTTTATTTCGCCGCCTAGAACGTGCTTGGCAACTTCTTCGCCGATGTATGCTACTAAAGCTCCTTCACCTTTTCTGATGGAGTTATTCAGCAAAGGTAGCTTGTCGGCCCTTTCTTGCGCCCTGTCTATTAGTTGTTGTGATAGTTTAAATCTTTTCATACCAGCTTTCAAAACTGAATTCGTTTGAACACATGTGATCAAAATTTGGCTTAGCTAAAGTCTTTTTGGCTCGGCCGGGATTTGAGTCAGATATGCATCTAAAGGTTAAATAATGTGGAAAATCTGATTTATTTTTGTAATAAATACTTTTAACTTCTTGAGTGCTGTACTTGTCTCCGCAATATGTTAACACATGATTTCTTAATGATTTATCAAACGGTAGATCATTACTTTCTAAAAAGAATATCGGAGAAAAGTTAGAGAAATCCGGAATGATGTTGCTCATACTGAATTTATTTTTATGAATGAAAGAATCATAAAAAGGTATGCACAAAGCTAAATCGTCGTCATTCCAATATTTAAGAAGTAGGTTATAATCAACTCTAGGTGCGTAATAAAATCCATCAGTAGAACCAATAGAATAAATCTGCAAAAGTCTCTCGTAACCGCTTTTATTTTTACAAAAGATAATTACTTTGAATTCATTTAAGTTGTATTCCTTATCTTTAGATTTTATATCATTACAAAGATTAACCCTCAGACCAAACCTTAAATCAATACCAGCCTCCAAAGAATTAGTATAACCTTCCAATACTCCGGTCATGCTATCGTCAACCAAATGGAAAGACTTCATCTTGGCCTCGGAGCATATATCAATTATTGAATCGGGACCTTTCTCGTCAGAGCTCCCAAGCGAATTGAGAGTTAGGATAGACCTACCTATGCTGTAATGAGATTTAAATAGAGGGATAACCTCGGTCATGCCCATGATTGTAAACGGTGTCTGGAAAATTGTCAAGCAAAAATATCCAAGTATTCATCCTTCCCTAAATGCCTTGGGCAGCCATCATATTTTTCTTTTTTAATTTTTTGCCCACTCTCTTTTATTTTTTCAAGCTCATATTTTTTGAAGCTAGACGCAACTTGATTTCCATCTTTGTCACGTAAAGAGTAATAACTATACCCGTCAAGATAAGGACAGCGCCATTTTCCTACCTTGCACAGCCAAGAATTTTTTTTGGTATCCGCAGCATAATTAACAGCAGCATCTTCCTCTGTGAAGTTATTTATCTTAAAAAAAGCATAAGATAGATAATACTCAAATCCCTTGAGCTGTTCGTCTGTAAATTCTACTTGCTGAACGGGGCTTTTGGGGAATCTTAAAAATAAGAACTCTGCGGTGGGTTTATAACCCGGCCAATGCTTCTTCGCGGCTAACGTGTAAGTCATCGCTTGGACATTGGAATGCAACTCTTCTCCTCTAAATTTATATTTACTACTTTTGTAATCTACAATTTTTACTTTTTTGCCGCGTTTGTAAACAATCGGTTTATCTATAAAGCCCCTTATCTTGTAGACAGGGTCTTTGCCCTCAAGCAAAAACTCAAGCTCTGGATTATCAACCTTGCCTCCCCACCCAAAAAAGTCATACTTTAGCCCCACCATAATCATATCCCAAACCAACTCAGTATTTTCTTCGTTAGTCATAGGTAGGTCGGAAGATTTCTCCATCTGGCGCAAATGCTTCATAACGAGCCTAACTACGGCAGGGCTTCCGTCTATAGTGTTAGCTTTTAAAATTTTATCATAATGCTTCTTATGCTTCTTTTTTACAAGCATTTCAAATACCAAGTGGCACACTGTACCTCTCTGTGCTCCCTCGTTTTGCTTCTGAGGAAGTTTTAAGTGGTAATTGCACCAATAAGACCAAGAGCAAGTTTCAAGCGTCTTGAGTCTTGATGCCGATAATATTCTTTCTTTTAACTGTTGCGCCATTCTAAAATTTCTTTTTTATTCATACAGCCGAAGTCATTTTTACAAGGTAGTTTTATTATGACATCGTCTTCATCGAAGTGCTTGTTTAGAGTCTTCTTCGCCTTCCAAGCGGCCTTGTTGCCCGCTCCATTTGCCCCGTCATTGTTCAAAGCAATTATAATCTTGTCTGGGTAAATCCTAAGTAAGCACATTAAAAGATGCGCGCTTAAAGATACTCCAAACATAACTAAAGTATTTTTGATTCCAGCCTCCCAAAGAGCCAGCATGTCCCCAATGCTCTCTACTATAATAACCTCATTCTCTTTTTTAATAATTTCAAAGTTAACTTGAAGAGGATAGCCCCATTTTGAAGTGGCTCCTTGGTGCTTCCATTTTATTGGACTTTGACCCGTCGTGTCCCTGCCTGTGCATCCAATTAACTTTCTATTACCAGTTGAGGTGACACTAAAAATTGGAAAGACGTACCTATTTGAAAAAGCGCCCCTGACAGCCATACCGCCTTCAAAAAGTTTCATTGTCACAGGGCTTACTCCCCTACCCTCCCAGTACGAATGGTCTTTAACTAAATTAGCAAGAGCTTCTGTCGGGATAGGCTTAATATGTTCAAGCCTCGGCTCTTGTTTTTTTGGTTTTTCAAATTGATACTTGGTAGATACAAATTTTCTAGCCTCTTCTATTGTTGAAAGATTTTTTGTAATCCTAATCAGTTCTTCGATTGGGCCAGACTTACACTCTTTAAAATCCGTCCACCAACCAGTATTTTTATCTACGCTTAAAACAGAATCACTGCTCGAATCCCTGTAAAGAGGATTCATCCTGTACTGCCTGCCAGAATCTTTAATTCTGTACCCTAGGTCAATTAGTATATCTCTTATCTCCGACACTATAATATACTGGTGTCTCCGTCATTCCCTGCGATATCTCGTTGAGCTATGTCAAACCTTTGTCTGATTTCGTTAACGATGTCATGTAGCGACCCTCTGCACTCTATTGCAAAGTTTTCTACATTAAAATTTAAGTAGTTGTTACTCCACTCTTCTCTGTGAATTTCTATTTGATTATTTTCTTCTATAATCGGTCTTCGTATAAGATCTTGATGACCTGCCGCATCGCGTCCTTGATACCTTGTTTTAATTGGTAATAATTTATGCGTTCCAAAATGCTCGCCATCCATAGCTATTTCATCAGCAGTTTTTCTTCTGAATATAGCAACGAAACTGGCGAACCATTGCAATCTATCGGACAATGATATAGCTGAAGCGTCATCAACCAAGCTTCTACTATTCCTGTTATGACTTTCTCCCGAGCGATTCATCTGCATGGCAGTTATAATTGGAGCGCTCAACTCTTCAGAAATTCTTTTAAGCTTATCTATCTTATCTCCTATCGCTTGATGCTCAGCCCAGTTTTTATCAACTTTCTCGCCAGTTAGTTTGACATAGTCGTAAGCTATTATACATTTGTTACCTCTGCCAACATGCTTCATATGCCAGCGACGAATAATTGAACAAACTTCGTCAATGGTTTTATTTCTTACATGATAATGAAAATACTTTACATTTTGATATTTGCTTGAAGCTTTTTGAGCTTGGTAGTCTCTTACTTTTTGATACAGCTCCTTGTTTTTAATCCATTTACCGGTCTCTAAATACCAAAGCGGTACTCCGGTTTCAGCAGCAGCCATCCTAAATTTTATTTCATTACTCGACATCTCTGTGTCAAGCACTAAAACAGGAACATCGTTCCTCATGGCGCTCTTTAGACATATATCGTTGATGAAAGTTGTTTTGCCTTGAGCCGGACGAGAAACGATAGCATATATGTTACCATCTCTTAGTCCGCCGAACAGTCTATTAAATTCATCGTATGGAGTTAATAATCCAGATTCATCTGAGGGGTTCATCCCCGCTTCCTCTACCACATCTAAAAAATCATCTAAAATGTTTTGAGGCGATTCTTCGATTTCGTAAGAAAGTATTTTTTCCGAATATATAGAATCAGATTTAGTTATAATCTCATCTACAGATTTATCAGCAGACTCACTGTTTAGAAAATACTTTAAATCATCAGCCGTCTCTTCCAGTTCTCTTAATATTCTATATTTTACTAATTGCTGAACATGAGGCTTAATGCCTCTTTTGTTTGGAGCTTTTAAATATACTGTTTCAAGGTATCCATGAATGTCAACCCCGTCTTTAGTATGTACTCCTACATTCTTTAGCTTCTCGGAAACAAGAATTTTATCTACCTTATTTCCTTCAACATAAGAATTTCTTAATACAGAATATATTGATTTATGTACCGAATGATAAAAGTCCGCTACATTTAAAACAGAATCGAATTCTGATATAGAATCTGGATACTTGAGAAGTCCGCCTAAAACGTACATCTCAAGCTTGAGAGAGTATAAACCCATGTATTATTTATATTTTCTGTCTACCCCGAAGAAGTAAGAGAACAAGTTTTCCGGGACTTGCAGCCCTCCAATAGCGGTATATACAGCTAGACCTTGTTTCGCCCCAGCGTAAATGCCGCGATGGACAGTAGAACCATCACCCATCATTCTGCTCAGTTGTTCAAAACCATGTTCTAAGCTAGACTGAGGTATGTTGTCAAGAGAATTTTTATCGCCAATAATAACGCAGGCCGCAACATTTCCCGTAGAAGCGTCTACGCCTGCTAAAATATTTTTGCGAAGATTATCTCTAACTGCGTAAGATATGCCTGTTTCGCTGGTGTCTTTAATTGGGGTAGCCCCGAACATTATGACTCCAGATGAAAAAATTGTATCTAGATCTGCCTTGTCGAAAGTAGTATAAGCAGATTCTTTAGCGGAGATTTTATTAAAAAGATGCAGGATAGAACATATGCTGTTATTTGCCGTGCTCCAAAACTGATTAACGCTAAGTTTAGGATAAAGTTGTTTTATTTTTTCGTTATCCAGAATAATCAATGGAGAAAGAACTCCTGCTTTTTGAGCGTCAACAATCTTGCTAATTGTATTTTCGGCGTTCTTCTGGACTTTTATACCTTCTGCTCTAGTAGGTAAAGCTGCTATGCATCCAACTTTAGCGTCTGTGTCTTTCGTCTCCTTGCTTAAAGATTGGTTTAAATCATGGCAGATGTCTATAACTCTAGCAACACCGCCAGCCCCAGTTCCTCCACCCGCTCCGGCGCAGACTAGAACTCTTTCATATCCTGTTCCGAAAGTTCTTTTTAGGAAATCAAGAATATCTTCATATCTTGTTCGAAATACTTCGTCCGCCGCATCTGGATTTTTGCCAGCACCACCATCTCCAATCAAGAGCTTATTCTGTTCTGGAATTTTAATTAAAGATAGATCTTGCTTCGCAGTATTTATTACGCCAACTCTACGATATCCTAAGTTCCAGAAAGACTCCGCTAATCTAGAGCCTCCTTGGCCTACTCCTACGATGGCAAAATTAAAAGCTGCGTCATCAAAAGTGTCTTTAATTGCATCTTCTATTTGCTCATCGTCTGGAAGAGGGATATCTGGTAAATCAATACCTAAATCGTCAACCCCTAAACTTTCAACTGGGGCGAGGGGAGCTTCCTCTGGGGTGGGTGCGGGCGCTTCTCCAGCAGTTAAAGATGCAGGTGGTTCTAGTCCCGGCAAAGGAGTTTCGTTTTCTTTGTTTGGATAATAGTCTGATATATTTGTATCACTCATCTTGATAACCTTCTTCCTCGTCTTCTTCTGAATTGCTCTGTATCCTAGTGGTTATATTATCTAGAAAACTTTCTCTAGAAATTTCCTCCATGGCCTCTGACCAATTTTTGATAAAATACTGAAGCGACATAGCATTCAAATCATCCGAGATTTGAGCATGCACTTGAGGCTTTGCCTTCTCGTCAAAACTGAATAATACATATCCTCCATAAGACATTTCGCTTATATTATCCAGTACCTTTTGAGGCATGCTGCCGTACTGTACTTCTTTGCTCATCATAATATATTACACTAAGTATTAAATATCTACGCCAAAAGTGTCTAAAATATAGGATCTGCTAAGATTTTCTATATCTTTAGTTTCTATTTCTAAAACTTTGAATTCATTCATTTCTAGCCAACTTATTTTTTTCATATCCCTTTTAATAGAGGCGAGATACTTATCCCTTGATCCCCCATGAAAAAATTTATTATACTGGTTGTGCTGATCTCCCTGCACCTCTACCGCTATCTTGCGAGTGAAGTTTATCAAGTCCACTTTCATTCTCGTTCCAAAGACAGGAAACTCTTCGTAGCAAATATGATTTTCCCAATAATCTTTGAAAAAAGTTTTTACGTTGAATTGTATCTTTGATCTGCACTTTTTATCCCAATCTATTTTATACTTTGTTACGTTTTTACTAACAAGTCTACCGTTTATGCTGTAAAGCCTCATTAGGCTAAAGTTAAAGTTTCTTTTAGCTTGGAGAAAAGATATTTAGTCAATTCGGGGTTATCTTCGAGACAAGCGGTGAACGCGTCTTCCCCTTGGATTTTTTCGGGTATCTCAAGATTATTCTCCTTTAGCTCATCAATGAGCTTTTTATTAACAGTAACCCACGAGCCAGCTTTTTCAACAAAACCCCACTTAACGAGAGAGTCAAATATCTCGTACTCAATCCACACACTTTTGCCACCAGTTCTACCGTATCTAATAGGATACCTTATTTCAGCACCAGTGGTTTCATTGGGAGTTTTCTTAAAAATAATTTTGCACCAATGACCGTCAGGGTTTCCGTCTTTAGAGTTCTTAGACGTTATTTGGTCACTCTTGTGACGCTTTTGAAATTCAAAAATCCAATCAGAAAAGTGCAAAAGCGCATTGCCGCCTGTGGCATTTGTAAGTTTTGGGTCGCCTTTTTCATAAGGATTAACGCTTACAGTGCTGCGAACCTGAGAAATCATAAAGCAGATATGTCCTCTTGTGCTGATCGGCAAAGCCATGCGCTTTAAAAAGTTAGAGCTTAAAACTGCCCCACCTGCCACCTTGGTAGCCTCTGCGTAGGAGCGATCAATGTCTCCAGACGGAATCAAAGAATCCATCGAATCTATGATAAAAAAGTATTTTCTCTCAGTGGGGTTATCTTTAATTAAATTTGTAATGAATCCAATAACCGTCTCAAAAATATTAGACTTAAAAACAAACCACTTATCCTCAGAAGTATCTACTCCAGATCTCTCTATCATCTCCTTGGAAAGCCTTCCCTCAGATTTAACATAAATAACCATAGAATTATCTACTGATTTCTGAAAGTTTTTTGCGAAAGCCAGAGAGCAGGATGTCTTTCCTCCTTCTGAAATGCCGCTTGCTCTAATGATCGAGGGCCTTAATCCTCCGGCCATTGCAATATCTAAAAGCAAGCTGCCGCTGGAAACGGTATAATTGGCCTCTGTTTCAAAATTGTAGTGCTCATGCTTGTGATCCTGCAAATACTGTTTTATTTGCCCAACTGGATCTAACGTATCATTCTTTTTCTTCGCTGCCATCTCTTAAAAAATCTAATAAATTCTTTTTAGGTTTGATCTTTTTCGACCTACCTGCCTTGCGACTACTTAAAGGATATTCCTTTTCTGGAGACAAGTCAAGCTTATATTTATTCCATTCTACAATTAGGTATTTCTTCCCATGCGGAGTCTGAAACCACAGCAAAGACTCCATGTAATCAAAAGGTTTGTTGAGGATAAACCAGAATTTTTTATCAGAAAATTTCTTAAGAAGGATCTTTGTTACATCCATCTCCCTTTTCGTAGCCTTCGGGTCTTTCCAGATAGCTTGAGAATCTTTTGTAAATTTTTCAATTATGTATTGGTTAATTGTTAATTTTCTTTTAAGCTTCCTCATTGCTGATATATTCCCTGTATTTATCTAAATTGTCAATTAAGTATTTAGGGTGGGAGTTAGGCGTAATGTCCACTTTTTTCACCTTGTAATCTATAAACAATCTTTCTAAAGCTTCATCGATATTATTGTGCTCGAATTTTATTTTTTTATTATTTGGAACAATGTCCCTAGAATGCGCCCAACTTTTTTGTTTCTGTAGCACTTTATCTCCTCCAGTATTATCAAGCCAAGAGAAATGCCATCCAGCATTAGGTATCGAAGGATGCGTAGAGATAGCGTTGCCTCTTATAGTAGATGGCAATATCGTTTTTAATAAAGAAAGCTCAGTCATCTGCGCTACGGAATTATTCTGGCAAAATAAGTTGAATTTATAAACATATAAATCTAAAGAAAACCCAACGCTTGGCCTAGACTGCATGCCGTGAGGCATAATCCTATCTAACTGCCTCAGTGGGTAAAGTTTATCTTTGTCAGAAAATATATAAAAAGCTTTTTTAAAAGCGTCTTCGTTTAGGATTTCATCTAAGGCGCTTATGTAAATTATATCTGTATCTTTAGCTCCTATGTCTTGCAAAATCTTAACGGGATAATTTCCTTGAAAATGATCCCTAATCCAGTCTTTAGTGTTTTGCCCTGCTCCAGTTCTATCGTGAACACTGAAGTTATCTAAAAGCTCAGGGTGCTGCCGTATTCCTTCGTCAAAATTATCTATTTTAGTATAGATAATTTTAGACTTATACTGGTCGAATCTTTTGTGATCAAAGTTAAAAGGTTTCGGTAGGCCGGTGTGGGTTTCGGAAGCTTCAGTTATAATAAATTTATCAACAAAATTCCAGTGTTGATTTAATCTCAATTCCAGTAAATCATTTTCATTAAAGAAGGGGAAACAGTCGTATACCATTATGTTAATTAATAAATTCAGCTAATGATTCTATGCATTGATTATAAGTCGCTCCTTTTTTGCTTATATCCATTATATTTTCAATAGGGATAGAATCTTCTTTAATCCACCAATCCTCCCAAGGGGTACCGTCTTCAAAACTCACATCTTCAAAAAGCATTACATACCCCCTCATCAAAAGCATAGCTCTAGTAGCATCGCAGATGCTTCTGCCATATTTAAAAGCTTCATGCTCCAAAGTCATAGCTTTGAACTCTATATCTGCATCTAGAACTCTTTCTAAAACTGGCGCTGATAAATTTGTCGTTCCATCTACATCCAAGGATATATAGTCAACCTCTTTAGGACTGTGCTCTTTTAGTAAATCTGTCAGCTTCGAAGTTGTAGCATCAACTTGGTAAAAAGGAGACTCTCTGTGCTTACTCCAATCGCAATCAGTTTCAACATCACCTATATCAAACCCTATCCCTTCCCAATTATAATAATTTTCTAATATATATGTATTGCTGGCATCTTTGGGGTGCCCGCAGGCTATATCTAAAAAATAACCCGGTTCATTATATACATAATCAGGCTGACTAGCTAAAAGGTGACAAATAAATTCGTCCTGTCTTTCGCAAGAGAACTTTCTCCCCGCGACCCTTGTAATTTCCTCAAAGTCTCCCGGCATATTCTTTTAAATCTGCATCAACCATCTTTTTTACTAAATCGCTAAAAGAAACTTCGGGCTTCCATCCAAGCTTCTCTCTTGCTGGATTAGAGTCTCCATACAAAAGCTCCACCTCTGCGGGGCGGTAAAACTTTTCATTAATTTCTGCTAATGCAGTATTCTCTTGGAACAATCTAAACTTTTCATCCATCCCTTCCCCGCTCCAGAGGCCCGGTACTCCTGCCGCTGCAAAAGCTTCGCTAACGAACTCTTTGACAGAATGAGTTTCGTTACTTGACAGGACATATTCATTCGGTTCGGACTGGTTTAACATCGCCCAAACACCTTTCACAAAATCTTCAGAGTCAGACCAATCTCTTCTAGAGTTTACATTACCTAATTGAAGTGGCTCAAATTTTTCTCCTTTATCCAGCGCGCTTTTTATTCTAGCAACTCCTTTTGTAATTTTTCTAGTGACGAACTCTTCTCCTCTTTTAACTCCTTCGTGATTAAATAAAATACTATGAATTGCAAAAAGATTATAAGACTCTCTGTAAACTTTAACTATATGTCTAGCAGCAGCTTTAGATGCTCCGTATGGGCTTCTAGGCTTGATTGGGTGCTTGATATCTTGCGGACTATAGTCTACGTCTCCAAATTCTTCAGAAGACCCAGCGCTATAGAAGCGGCAGTCAGGCTTAAACTTTCTAATAGCCTCCAAGCATCGAATGACTCCTAATGTATTAACATCGAATACCTGTAGTGGCATGTCCCAGCTAACACCTACAAAAGAATTAGCTCCAAAATTAATAAAAAAATCTGGCTGAATTTCTTTTACAAGTTTATCTATACTTGTACCGTCAGAAAGATCTCCGTCAACAAGTTCGAAGTTAGGGGAGCTAGCAAAAGATTTTATATTTTTATAATTAGGCGAGCCTGAACGACGAACCATACCATAGACTTTAAAATCTTCTGAGCCCGAAGTAGTAGGGCTTAGGAGATATTCGGCCATGTTAGCCCCGTCTTGGCCTAATATACCTGTAATCAATACTTTTATTGCCACAGGTTATTTTATGAAGAAACTAGATTATTTCAAATAAAAATTTACATACCGAAAGACTTACCGCACCCGCAGGATGCAGCAGCTTTAGGATTTACAAAATTAAATCCAGATTTAGCAAAGCCTGTCTCATAGTCTACAACAGTTTCTTCTAGGATAAATGCGCTTTTCTTATCTATACAAACAGTTACTCCATACTCTTCAAATTCTATTATAGAGTCCCCTGCTCTGGGTTCTTCTTCAATTTGAACATCATACAAAAAACCTGAGCATCCGCCGCCCGTCACCGAAATACGGACTAATACATTTTCGCCCTGACCTGACATGGCCTTCAGAGCGTTTTCTGTGAAGCTTATCATAAAAAAAAATTAAGTAGCCCTTTGCATCGAGTCTTTAACTGGATCAAACGGCCTAATCTTAGCGCCCTTAACGGTAATGAGAGGGGCATTTTTCCAAGTCTCGTTTTCTTTACCGCAGCCAGAGTTACGCTTAACATCACCCATGTTCCCTTGGTCTAAGAAGTCGTCGGAGTTAAGAACTTTATCATATCTAACAGGAACTTCGGAATCGCCATAAGATTCAGAAATCACGTTTTCAATAAAGCCTTTATCCACCCCACAAATACAAGGCATATTCTTACGAGGATCAAACCACTTCATATTCAAAGCTCTACCAACGATATCGCCCAGCGGTTCCTCAAAGAAGTTACCTAAAGAAACATGCTGATATGGGCAAGGCATAATGTCTCCATAGCGAGAAACTGGAAGGATTCTCTTAACAGCAATACATCCGATATCTCTACCGTAAGAAGGAGTCATGTGAGTGAAGATATCATACTCTTCCTCGAACTGCTGAAGAATTTTACCTTCTGTCTCTGTCATCATTTGATCAGTAACGTTTTCGTAAGCTCCAACAGGCTTCGCGTATACAACATAAGTGCCAACCTGTTTCTTCTTAGCGAACTCTAAGAAGTTTCTCCATTCTTCGGTATAAATTCTATCTTTCCAAATTACCGTAGAAAGGATAACGTGGAGATCAGCGTCTTTGCATGCATCGATGGCACGCATGACTCTTTCCCAAGAGCCCGGCGCTCTTCTAAATGTGTCGTGATCTTTAGCAGAAGCTCCATCTAAGCTCAACTGAACTTTATCTACCCCGATCTTTTTAAGATGCTTGGCTTTTTCGTAGTCTAGATGCCAACCATTAGAATCTGTCACTAGATAAAATTTAGAAGGATCAATAGCTTCTACTAACTGATCGTACTCTTTGATGATAAGGGGCTCACCTCCTGTAATAACAAAGTTAGCTAAGCCCAGCTCATCCGCCTCCTTGGAAAGCCTTCTAACGTCTTCAAGCTCAAACTTCCTTCTACCGCTAGCTTTTTCCCAATTCTTAGGGACATAAAATTTATCAATACAACAATGCTCACAATCAAAATTACAAAGATAGTCATATTGGAACTGAATGATGGCTATACTTTCTCCCTCTGCAATTTTACGAGGGAAATCCATCATTTTCTTATAAACATGAGGCTTATAAGACTTTAGCCAATTTTGCCGAAGCCCTTCGTCAGTGACTTCGGTGGCTTGCATGACTTTTCCTTCTCGAATCTTAGCGAGCTGCTCATCGGAGAGCGTCCCCTTTTCTTGTGTCAGACGTGCAATTTCTTGCAACTCATCCTCAGACCACATAGGAGGAGCATCATGAGCATTCCCTTCGAGAGGGTTGTGGAACATTGCGTTGTGAGAATTAGCCATACTATTTATTTACACTCTTTTCTGTACCTTCGGTCATTCGTTTTTTTAGCTCTTTAAGTATTTCTCGCCTTTCTTGATATTCTTCTTCAGTAGTCTTGCTTACAGTATATCTGGCGTTAAGTTTCTCTCCGTCGTGACGATAATCTTGCCGAACTCCGCCTCTGTATTGATATTTATTAAGCTCCGCGTCCCTTTCGGAGTCTTGTTCAATTTCTATATTCAAAGCTGAAACAAACCATATCTTTCCTTGAGGATCAGTTACCATGTACTGAGGCTTAATTCTGCCTCTAATATCGTCGATAAGAACTCTAGTACCCTTTTTTAAGAGCTTCTTGCCTTTTTTATCATCGTGGATTTCATCTTCTAAAATCACTCCAAATTGATTTATGACTTTTTTCCAAGGTTTAGAGGTATGTTTAAACCATTTTTCTCCGGTTACGTTGGATTCAAACTCTCTCTTATTGCCTTTTTTATTGTGAATCTTTTCATCAGACAATACTACCTTCTCCTCTGTGTTGTTATTTTCTTCAGACATGTTAGTTCGCGTCAAAGCCAGATTTGTTTTTACCTTCTTCCGGCTCTCTTTCTAGTATCTCTACTAACTCTATATTACACCTTATAGAAGCGAATGGAGGAGTTCTGTATCCGTGGAACGTATGAAAACTGCTGGCCCCTTCATCTCCATACGCTAATTCGGCTGGTATTTGAAGGCTTACTTTAGTCCCTTCACTGATTTGCAATAAAGCTTTATCTAACCCTTCTATGGATTGCCCCTTGGTATATGTTTCATCTTTAGGGGTTCTGGCGCCGATACAAATTTCTATCGGTCCTGATAAAGGTATACTTGTGTCATATGTGCTGTAAAAAATTTTATCCACATATTCTTTCTTTTCATAGTCATATTCTGAACTCGTAACACCTTCGTTAGCCCAAAGCTCATAATGCATTTTGACAGTATCGCCCTCTTTGGGGGTTCTTCCGTCGCCTTCTTTTAATATTTCTATGGAAAATTCTTCGCTCATAAGTAAACTTTTAGTCCTTCTTGCCTTAGTACGGCAATATCTAGGTTATTATAATTAGATTTTTTAAGTTTGTCAATTATTTCATCCGAATAGCTTGCTCCCATAACAATGATTGCTTGAACCGGGTCACTAGAAAGGCTGGATGGGTGCTTGATTATGACATCGCTCGCTGGCGCACGCCTACCTTGCTTGAAAGTAGCGTCGTCAACGATGTACTTCAGCCTGTCCCCTATCCCTGACATCGCTATAACAGCAAGAGCTTGATGGCCAGCTCCGTATACGGCGACGTTATTTTCTCCATACTTATCCACATACTGATTCAAAGACGAAAGGACTTTGTCTTTTTTAAAACGCATCGGTCTAAAGTTGACCTTGCATTCATGATTATCATCAAGGGGAGGAAACTGGGTGTGCTCTATTAGGTTTACCTTCTCTCCTTTTCTAACTTTGGCTGAAATTATATAATCATTCCAAACTACCGAACAGTCCTCTACTATAAACCCGGCTTTATTTAAAACGTCTGTGAGATTTGATTTCCTAAAGTAGGATATATGGTCACCTATAAACTCTGAGAAATGATCCGTTTTTATCATCATGTCAAAGTTGGGAACTTCAACTAGGCCTACTCCGCCATATGAGAGATTAGCAAACATCGACTCAAGCATTCCTACTGGGTTTATATAATGCTCAAGAAAATTCATAGATATGAAAGCGTCAAAAGGATGGCCGCCTATTTCAACATTCCCTTCATCCACATATCCTTTTCTTACATTTAGCCCTTGGCTAATACACGCATCTACTAATTCATCGTTATGTTCTATCCCGTAAGCATCGGCGCCGCAGTCTTTCATTAGCTGCAAATACTCACCTCCTCCGCATCCGGCCTCTAAAACTTTTTTTCCTTGTAAATTGTTATCTTGGATGAACTTAGAAAACTGCTGCATCCTGAAATCTCTCATCTCTTCAGAAAAAGCAGCAGCTCTTATAACGTCTTTATAATAATCAACAGGCTCGTTAGTTATTTGTACCAAGCCACAATATCTACATTGCACAACTTCCAGATCAACTTTATCTGGATCATCATATTGCTGCGCTCCTTTAGGCATCCCTTCTAAAACGAAGGAATGGTCAGGAAAAAAATCTCCTTCACAAACTATACATTTTTCTCTTCTAGCCATTTAAAATAACCAATTTTCTACAATCTTCTTTTATATAGTCTTTGTACATATGATGAAGCTCAATTAAGTCATCGGGGCATTCGTCGTGCCATTTTAAAAATCCCGGATCTTTTTCTGTAAGACCTTTGTTTGGCGGATCAAAATTGTCAGGCAAAGTGCATGCGAACAAGAAAGAAATATAGTGACATAAGACTTCCCTGTCAATAAATAATTCTTTTGAACATAAAGGTATCTCCTCAAACTCTACAGGATGACCTAGTTCTATTTTTGCGACGAGCTTGACCCTTTCTGCCATCGTTTCTTTATATCGAATGACTCCGCCCGGGATATGCCAGCCAGTGCCAGCGTACTCATCGTCTCGCCAAGCAAGAAGGCACCTATTCTTAGAATCTTTTATTAAAAGATCTACGTTGGTAATTGGAGTCATTTTGCTGACTCCCATAAAAATTTCTTCTGGCAGACCCATTTCCGGTTGCTCCTGCCTGAAAGTTTTTATTTTATCTTCAAGGATCTCAAGCGAAGATGTAATTTTGCTTTTTTCTTTTATCTCGTACATCATCAGTAAACAAAAAGTTTTTCGTCAATTATAGAATTGTTTTGGTTGTACCAGTTGTAAATTTTTTTTATGCTATCATCTATATTTTGAAATTTTATTCCAGACTCTTCACAAAAGCGCGTGTTGTCTCCGCTGTACTCGTAACCGCCCGTATCGTTTTCAACTACGATATCTAAATCTTTCCCCGATACTCGTTTTATTTTTTCGGCTAAATCTTTGTATGAATAGCATTCTCCAGTGCAAATATTATAATTTTTATGTTTAGGGGTATTGTTAATGAACCATTTTACAACTTTCACTAAGTCGTCAATATAAAGATAATCAAAAACAGAATTAAATCTCATTTTTATAGGCTTACCCAAAACAGCTTTACAGCAAGCGTTTGGTATGAACCTGTACCTCCAATCGTCATATTCTCCAAAAACCCCAAACAATCTTAAATTGTAAATATTAGAACTTTCTAGCGAGTGCTTGTTCATTAAATATTTGGAATATCCATATTGATCTATAGGCACATTTTCATTATAATAGGACTCCTTCATTTTTGAAGTCCAATTTTCTCTATTAAACTCTGCCCCCGAACCGAAATAAATCATTTTACCAAAATGATCACTACATCTTGCAATGTTAAAAAACATTCTAAGATTCTTTTCTAAAACTAAATTCGGATTCTTGTCGGAAAATTCTGGAGCCGCGTCATAAGTCGCTCCGTGGATTACAATGTCATAACCTCTGTTAGTTATAAATTTTTCTACCTTTTTTGAATCAGTAAGATCTAATTGAGAGCTATTGTAAGATACAATATTATAGGGCCATCTTAAAAATTTTCCTTGATAGTTTTCAGCTGAAGACAGTTGTTCTTTGAGGCTTTTGGCTATAAACCCATTCCCGCCTGTTATTAAAATTTTCTTAACCTTCAAATTCTTTTATTAAAAGATTTTCTCTAAACTCTTCTCTATCTAAAAACGGAGCCAGATCTTCCATTGGAAGAGTAGTGAAGCTTCCATCTTCTTTTTTCTTTACCGAAGCTTTTGGCAAAGTGACGTGACTTGGGTCTACGATTAGCTCGCATATCGCAGGGGATTTAAGATCTAAGACTTTTTTAACACAGGTCTTTAAGGATGATTGACTGGTAGCCTTGAAGAAAGGTAGCCCGTATGATTTAGCTATAAGCTCTATTGGTGGCAAAGTTAGACCGCTAGAGGGATCGCTAATAACTAGATTGCCTCCGAAGTGATTATTTTGAGTAGTTCTAATCGAGCCATAACCGTTATTGTTTAAAATAAAAAATTTGATTGGAAGATCGTATCTTTTTACAAGCTCAAGCTCTTGAGTGTTCATGACGAATCCTCCATCGCCTTCTATAGTAATCGTCTCCTTTCCGCTTGCCATGCATCCGGCTATAGCCGCGGGCACAGCGAATCCCATAGACCCTAAGCCTTGGCTATTATATACCCTTGTTCCTTTCTTGCATTTGAAAGCTTGCATGGTGACCTCGCTGCAGGCGCCTGAGCTTCCGGGCACAAGCAGAGAGTTCTCTGGTAAAAGTTCCGATAAGTATTCTATGAAAGCGTAATTACTTATAGGTCCCGATTTCTCTAAATGCTCCCTTTGTACTACTGGGTATTTATTATAGAGATTCTTGCAAAAAGAAAGCCACTCCTTTGAGACTATATGTTTTTCTGTAAGCTGTTTGTTTAAATGAAAAAGAAAAGATTTAGCATCAACGTCAAATGGATAATCTATATCTATTCCAAGTTTGTTTATTTCATTCTTGTCTATATCAACTATACATTTTTTTGCCTCTCTTGCAAAATATTGAGGCTGATACGCTAGTTGTCCATGGTCAAGCCTAGCGCCTAGAACTATGATAAGATCAGAATTTTGCTGATTGAAGTTAGCGCCTCTTTGTCCGACGCCTCCCGGCCTGCCAACATACTGCGGATGATCTTCTTCTAAGAAGTCCAAAGCTTTCCATGTTGTCAAAACTGGAATGTTGGTCTTCTTTATAAATTCAAGAAATTCAGAATATGCGCCAGAACTTCTAACTCCATTCCCAACTAATACTATAGGTCTTTCTGCTTTTTCTAAAGAGGTTAAAAACTTGCCAAGAGATGGAAGCCAGCTATTCTCATTAAACAAAAACTGCTGTTTATCGCATTTTAAATCTTGTAGTTTTATTTTAGCGGCCTGTATATCTAATGGTATATCTAAATGAACTGGACCTTTCCTGCCCGTCGTCGCTTCTTTTATACATTTGTCTAAATGAAGTTTTATATCTTTAGGATCATCTACCGTTGCTGAATATTTAGTTATACTTTCATATATTTTAGTAGAATTTATTTCTTGAAATCCTATCTGCCTAACTCCCCTGTCGCCAACTCTATCTTTATTCTGTACTTGCCCTGTTATTATTAACATAGGAACAGAGTCTAGCCATGCTGAGGCAACTCCTGTAACAGCATTGGTAGCGCCGGGGCCTGTAGTTACCAAACATACCCCCAACTTCTGCGTATATTGACCGTAAGATTCCGCGCAAATAGAAGAACCTTGCTCGTGTAAATTTGCTACTAACTCTATATCTTTTTTTGCTATAGAGTCTACTAAATGTATGCAACCACCGCCCGAAACGCAAAAGACATGTTTTACATACTCTTCTAGCCTAGAGGCTACGTAATCTGACAACTTCATCTCCAGTAAGATATAATAGTTTTTCTATTTGGATTTTTATTAATAGTCTCGTCGGTATAAAAAGAATCATCTGGAAAGTGGGTTGATGACACTTCTTCTATAACGCAGCCATTCTCGCTTGAAAAAGAGTGTTTGGAAGGTGGGAAAATTGTAAATGTGTCACCTTCTGACAAAGCGCTTTTAACCCCGTCTATAAACAAATTAACTTTACCATGTAAAATCATGAACGTCTCTTCTTTCTGCTTATGATGTTGTTCTGGATGTCTTTGGCCGGGGAGAACTATTATCAACTTTTTACAATATTCTCTATTAATAACAGTTATCATAGAGATTCCAGTTTCGTAAAATCTATCTATTCCATAATGATGAGATATTTCAAGATCTGCGGAGGATGGATAAGTTACTTTGGCCTCATCTAAAAAAGCTTTCACGTCTTGAACAATGCTCCAAGCCTTGTCTCGTTGATTGCTTGTGCTAACGTTAGATTCCAATACTGGAGCGTTGGTAGGTATATCTTCCTTAACCGTAAAACGATTATATTTAGACATTGAGTCCGCCAAGTACTGACCTTCTATACTGGGCCAAGCGCAATAGAAAGAATCTCTGGAAACAATCTCCCCTTTCTTGAGCTCAGTCTTAGCGAATATTCCTCTTTTAAATTGAGCTAAATCCCCTAACTCTTTTTGGGAGGCCGGAGCTCTTTCTTCTGAGCCGCAAGCTCTTAAGGAATTCAATGCATTATCAAGCCAATGATAAATTTCATCTGGAGTGCAAGAGTAAGCATTGCGCGGATATTCTTCGGTCTCTACAGCAACATGCTTCTCTGAAGAGAAGATTCCTTTAGCAATAGCTAAGTTTATAGCCCGTATTTCTTGCGGGGCTTCGTGAGTCGAGTATCCAACTTTAACTCCGGGATATCTCTGCTTTAATAAAGATATTTGATTAAGCTCAAGCTCTTCAAAAGGCGTAGGGTATTTGCCTACGCAATGCATTAAAGAGAAATCTTTCCGCCTGTGCTGCATAAAGCTCACAACATTATCAATTTCCTTCAAGGAAGCTCCGGCTGTCGAAATTATAATTGGAATATCCAGATCTTTAACCTTATTTAATAAAGACCAATCAGTAAAGGAGCAACTAGCTACTTTTGCGATATCAAACTTCATCTCTACTATCCTATCGACAGAAGATTCATCAAAAGCCGTGCACATTGTCAGAAAGCCTTTTTCTTCAGCGTAAGATTTTAAGTTTAAAAACTCTTCTCGGGATAGATTTGTTTCTTTGAATCTTTTAACATACTTTAGATCATCTCTGTCTTTATAGTCTTGATGGATAAAACTGTCTAAATCTCTAAACTGAAACTTCCAAGCAAAATCAAATTCATTTTTAAACGAACTCACAGTTTTGGCGAACTCATCTATCATAAGCTTTCCGTGCTCCACATCTCCCATGTGGTTATTCGCCATTTCTAAAATTATTAAAATTTTATTACTCATTTATATTTAGTGTGAACTATATCGCTATAAGTTGTAGCTTTATTTGCGGTACTGCCTCTTGGTTGGAAGCTTAAAAGATCTTTTGCATTGATGTTTTTGTCATCTATAAACACGTCATAAAAAGGCTTCCAGAATTTTACTGCATGAAACTTAACTCCCCATTCCTCTAGCTGCCTTCTGGTCAAATCCTCCCAATCTTTTCCAGTAGTACTACCTCTAGCTGTCCAATATACTATCTTATGCCCGTCCTCATACATAGAATTAACTTTATCTATATGCTCTTGGATAGGAGTGCTGCCGTAATAATCTCTTTCGTTTGAATTAGGTAGAGATGGGGTGTTGCAAATAGTCTCGTCTATGTCAACATAAATTACCATATAAACTTATCTTTATAGTATTCTGTTATTTTTTGTATTTCTTCGTCGAAGTTCTTCTTTGGCTCCCAGCCTAGAGATCTTAGTTTAGAATCATTTAAGGCATATCTTACATCTTGCCCCGGTCTAGATATAGACAAGTCTAAGTAATCGTTTAAGTTTGACTCATCCTCATTCAGTTTCCCAAAACACTTTAAAACTTTTTTGACTGTGTCAATATTCTTTTGTTCAAATCCTCCAGCTACGTTATATATCTCGTTGACTTTGCCAGATTCTATAATAGTCGTTACAGCGCTTGCCGTGTCTTCGGCGTGCAACCAATTTCTAACAGGAGAGCCATCGTTATGCAAGGGAATTTTCTTTCCAAGCTTGATATACTTACAAGTTTTAGCAACCAGTTTTTCAACATACTGATGAGTGCCGTAATTATTAGTCGGCCGCAAGATAATGTAAGGTATTTGATAAGTCCTATGCCATGCAAGAACCAACATATCCGCCGAAGCTTTTGTAGCGGAATATGGGTTAGAGGGTTTTACCAAATCATTTTCAGTATGTTCGCCAGAGTCGATATCTCCATAAACTTCATCAGTGCTAAAATGAAAAAATATAGGAACATCTTTTCCTTCTTGTCTAAAATGTCTTATTCTTTCTAATAAGTTATGAACGCCTTTAATATTAGAATGTACGAAGTCTTCACTGCATACTATAGAATTTCCGACATGAGTTTCGGCCGCTGCGTTAATAACGTAGTCGCAGTCGTAAAGAAACTTAATATTATTTATATCATCCTCTTGGAATTCAAAGTTCTCGTAAGAGTTAAACTCGTCTAAAAGATCTGGAGTTGAAGCGTAAGTTAGTTTATCTACACCTCTTACATACCATCCGAGTTCGAGACATCTTCTGGTTAAATGAGATGCTATAAATCCTAAGCATCCAGTTATATAGACTAATTTCTTCATGCAAAATATTCTTTTATCTTATCACAAACATAATCTACATCCTCTAAGTCCATTCCGTGATGGGCCCCTAATAAAAATCCATTCTTCATCACTAAGTCAGCATTCTTGAATTCTTGCAAATACTCTCTATAGATAGGATGCCTAGTTACATTCCCTGCGAATGTCACTCTAGTTTGCACTCTATTATCTTCAAGATAATTGAGGAGGTCTAATCTATTTTCGCACTGCAAAGGAATAGCGAGCCAATTCGGCTTGATGCTATCATCCGGCAAAATAATCTGCTCTACGTCTTTAAGGTTCTCTAAATATCGTTCAATATTTTCTCTCCTCTTATTCTTGAAAGCTTGGAATCTTTGAAGCTGAACTAACCCAAAAGCAGCATTCATTTCGCTGCACTTCATATTATATCCAAGAACTCCGTATAAGAATTTATAATCGTAAGGTATTCCATCTATATCGTGAGAAAACCTTTCGGACATAACCTCACTATTGTCTCCTATACGACCCCAATCTCTATACATCAAACATTTCTTAACATATTTTTCATCGTTGAACATTACCATTCCGCCTGTACCTCCAGCGGTAATAACGTGAGACGCATAAAAGCTAGTCGTAGATATGTCAGAATCTTCCGTAGTAGTCACTGTATCAGCAGAATCTTCTATAATTACAATATCCTCTCTGCCGATTCTAACTAACTCAGATTTTAAAAGCTTCCAATCTGGCTTATTGCCTATTAAATTAGGAATCATTACAGCCCTAGTGTCTTCAGTGACAACGTTTATAATATCAGAAACTTCCGGAACATAGGAGGTTGGATTAGAGTCCACGAATACTGGCTCAAGTCCTAACTGAACTATAGGCGCAAGAGTTGTTGAGAACGTTAGCGCAGGAGTAATTACTTTAGAGCCTTTGGGTAAGTCTAAACTAGCAATAGCGAGCAAACACGCAGAGGAACCGGAATTGACGAATACTCCGTATTTCTTGCCAAACTCTTTTGCGATTTCTTCCTCAAACTTTTTAGATCTTGGCCCAAAGCCAGCGAGCCATCCATCTCTCAAGCATTCATTTACAGCTTTAATTTCTTCTTCGCCATAGGACTCAAATTTATTAGGAGCATACCATACCTTTCTTGTACCTTCTGCCCTGTCTAGTTTCAGTCCGGCTTTAATCTGCCTTATAATATCCATTCTGATATTATTTGGTAAGCCGGGAATATGGAGCATGAAATCGCCTTCTGCCCATCTGCCATCCCTACCTTTATAATCCAATCCCTGCTGGTGAAACTTGCTTGGATATATATTATAAATATAAGAATTCATAGCTTTCTGAGGAAGCTCTTTTACAAAATCCCTATACTCAGGTTTTATTTCAGCCTCGAACATTGTACCCTTACATTCCATTATAAAAGCACCCTGTTCAGCCCAAGCCGCTGCGCCACCATCTTTCAGAACGTACCCGAAAGATTTATTTTTACCTTCTTCGTCTACGTAGTCATCGAACTGGGAAATAATTTTTCTAAGAAACTCTTTCGTTCTTTCTGAATTTTTCGCAAGAAAGCAATCTATATTCCAATCCCAAATATCACACGCAACTATTAAGTGATAGTTTTCGTCAATTAAGCTTTCTAATTTTATGTCGAAATTTGTTACTAAAGTATCAGTGCCCGTCCAATAAACCCAATCGTAACCCTGTTCGAAAAGATTTAGTATCATAGGCAGTTTAGCAAAGCCAAAATGCTCTATACCTTTAGAGCCGAAGCTACCAAAATCTTCCGTATTAACCACCAAGTCATAACCGTGTTTTTCACAGTAAGCTTTTTTGTTTTTGTAAATTGTCTCCTCCGCCATTTCTACAATGGAGGGGTTGTCGTTATGTAATGCTGCGACTGCTATCTTCATTTAAAATATATAATCCTTTCACTGTATGGATAGATATAATTAGCGGCATTAATGCCAACTTCTATATAACAAACCTTACCAAGCCCTGTTGCTATAGCGCAGGGTAAAGATTCGTTACCTAAAAATATATCTGACTCATCTATTTTCTTCATTAAGTCTAAGCCTGTAGGAGCTTGATAAAAATCAAACTCTGTATCTGTTAGTTGCTTAAAGTCTTCATATTCTTCTTCAACGCCAACGAAAGTTACATCTTCCTCGTTAAAGCATTTTAAGAATGTTTTAAAGAAATGTAAAGCTTTTGGCGATCCTCTGTATCGAAGAGATCTTGATATACAAAGCTTCTTTCTTCTAAAAAGAAAATTTTCTTTAGGCTCTTCTCTTTTAAGGAATAGCCAAGGATCATTTAAGAATGGAGATACTAAGGGTATATCAAATTTAGATGCATGATAATCTACTAAATTCGTGCCAACAACCACCTGAGCTCCTTCTGGATGTATTCCGTAATTAACGTCAAAGTCAGGAAACGGATCTTTGTCGCTGTGTATCTCAAATTCTTTTACGAATTCCTGCGACTTAAAAATGCTACTTAAAAATTCAGCGTTCTTTAAATTAAATTTCGTCTCACCATAGTCAGACAATATCACCTTTTCGTAACCTAAAAACTTGAGGATCTGCATTGAGTAAATGCAGTCCCCCATATCCATTCCCATAAAAGCCGTTTTCATTGTTGTTCTAATAACTCTTGTATTGATTCAAAAATCTCCAATGGCCTTACGTTGTTTATACAAGGGTTTTCTTCCCGTGAATTATAGGAAGGCCTTGGTGTGTTTAAAGGGGCTTGAATTAATCTAAGATTTTTTAACTTAGTGAAGAAAGGATAGCACTGCTCTTTGTAAGTATGCGAATATACCACAACGCTAGGGATTTCAAAACATGAGGCTAAGTGAACGGGGAAGCTATCTATTCCAAAATGAAGCTTGGCTCTTCTCATTAAATATGCCGATTCGTTAAAATTTGTCTTACCTATATAGTCTATAGTATTTTCATAAAGAGGATTATCCTTAGCGGCTCCTATCTGAACAACTTTTAAATCTGGGTAAGTGGCCTTTATCGTGTCTACAACTTCTTGCCAGTAATCGTAAGATTTTGATTGAAAATCTTTAGCTCCGTGAAAAGTTATATAATCTCCATCTGGAACCTCACACTCTTGTTCTTTGATAAATGGCTTGTCTATCTTTAAGCCGCAATTAAGGGCATAGCATTCAAGAAAGTGCATATTCGTGAGAATCTTTAAAAGTTGTTATTGGGTAAGCTATTTTAGTATGCGTATTATGCTGATAGGTCATAATAGCCTGAGAGTTTAAGAAAGGTAAATAAGCTATTTCATATTCCCCTTTATGAGGGCCTATACCTTCTAGATGAAATATATTCCTCATATGGTCTTGATATTCAATAACTTCATCTATATAAGGATTATCTTTTAGTATATCAAAGAATTGACGCTCTGTAGCAAAATGCAGCACGCACTCTGGGTATAGCTCTTTTATAGAACGCAAAAGAGACGTACTGCAAAGTACATCTCCAGCTGACCTTGGCATTACAAATAAAATTTTATCTGTCATCTATATGTTTTTTGCCTCCTCTTTTATCAGAGTTTTCTTTAAAAAATTCCTGCCTAACCGGATCTTTGCCTCCGTGCTGTTCAGCTCTACGGGCCGACATCTCAGCGGAGTGATCCCAGAGCTCGCCGTAAGTTTTAGCTTTGGTTTTACTGGTAAAATCAGCCTCAGAGTTAGCGTCGATTCTACTATCTATAGAAGCGTTAGGAATCGTATAAACCCTATCGTAAGAGACTCCGTCGACTTCATATTCGTGCGCTTCATGAACGCTCTGCCAAACAGTAATCTGTTCTTTAGTCTCTGGATTTTCGTAAATATATTCTGGCATTTAAGCTTGTTCTATTAGCTCCAAAATTTTATCAACGGTCTTTTTGTAGGTGAATTTTTCTTGAAGCTTAAGTCCGTTCTCGTTAATTGGAGAAGATTTATATCTCTCTACAGCCTTCTCGCAAGAGTCTATATATGCATCCTCCTCAAAAACGTACGTGCTACCTTGGTTGAACGCTTGACCTTTGCTGAAAAATATCCCGTCGTAAACCTCCTGCTTGCCAGAGGGCTCAAGCAAAACAGAGTTCTCTTCATTAGCCCATTCTTTATACCCAGTGCAATTTAGAATGACAGAATGCTTGCCTAAAGCGACAGATTGAAATTCCGGAAGCCCCCAGCCTTCTCCGCCAGATGCTCCTATGATTATATTTGAGGAATTTAGGTAATCGTTATAAAGACTATTCTTCTGCATACTACCTAAAAAGTTTACATTAAAGTAGCTTTTGCCTTCAAGTATGTCATTAATAAGTCTAGAAAAATCTTCAGCCTTTAAGAAAGGATTTGCTACAGCGCATTGTAAAACATAATCCTTATTATTGCCGTACTTTTTAATCCAGCTCTGGATAGCTGATTTGTGATTTTTTCTTTTCTCTAACTTTCCGGTCAGGTTAAAAACAATCTTATCTTTGAGGAACGTTTTTTCTTTTACGAAGAAATTATTTTTGTCAAAGCCAAGCGGAATGACTCTAACATTTTCTACTTCATTATTCTCAAAAATTTCTTTGGAATAACTAGAAGTGAAAGCTAAATTGTTATTTTGAGCTATATTTCTTTCACATGAAGTTACTTCGTCTAGCTCGTGGAACGATAAAAGAACCTGCTTTTCGCTGAAGGATTCTAAGCTTCCGTTTAGATGCCAAAGCTTAAAAATTGGATTTGATCTAGAATGATGATCTAGTCTTTTCTTTATGCAGGAGGCTATCCATTTATTAAAATCTTCACTTACGGTATCTTGAGCGCCAAGATCAATGTTGTCGCCAATAGGAAATAAACAAGGCTGTAACCCCCTTGCATGAATTTCACGCAAGAGGGCTACGCTCACCTGACCAAAACTAACAGAATTGATCGGTAAGTGGAGGGCGAAGTCTCGCATTAAAACAAAACTTCTTCCTCAGAAGAAGGAACAGAGGATGTTTCCTCCTTAGTAGTCCCTTGTCCCTTAGAAGGATTCTGAGAATTTTCAGAGAGATAGACCCTAAAGTCTGGAGCCTTCTCGTTCTTAATCTTACCATTCTCATCCTTCTTATTCGAGTTCTCGAAGATAACGACCTTGGTATTGTCGCTATTAGGATTGATAGAAACGTGCCCGGTCATATATTTTTGACCCTTGGCACTTTTCTGTACCCAAAGAGCACCGACTTCGCGCTCTTTCCATTCATTACGTTTTTCGTTATTGTATGTATCGCTCATACGGAAATTATTATTGCAGCTTTCTGGAGAGATGTCAAGTTTTTTTTCAGATAAAATTTTTCATCCTTTTTCTTAGGAAATCTATGCCTTTTGCATGTAAATTTATCACTGTCTGAGCGCTTAAATCAAAATCTTTAGATATATTTCTCCAAGTAGGAGTCTTCCTGCTGCTGGGGTTGTATCTCTTTTCAAAAATTTCAACAACTCTTTTATCAGAACATTTTTTCAAAACTGACATCGCGTCTGAATATACTAAAGAATGATTCTTTTTATCCTCTCTTTGAACATTGTTGGATAGCTCGTCCAACTCCCTCTCGCTATCCTTAAAATCCAACAACCCGTACGACTTGTCCTTGTCGTTAGATTTATTTAGAAAATAAAATTTAGTCTTGCTTCCTAACCAAGTTATATATTTTATGCCTTTAGTTTCATCAAAAGTTCTAGCGGAGTCATAGATTACATAATGAGACTCGTTTAGAGCATCAGAGAGTCTTATATTATTTATTTTAAAAAAATTATCAAATCTATGCGCCTGTTTGTAGTACATATTTTTGTACCTCTCATGAAGTTCGTTTAGGCTTTCGTTATCATTATTCAATCTTATATCATCAATGAGATATCTATCCTTTAGGTCTTTAAGATTTCTTTTTTCCATGATTTTAAAATTTTCTCGAATTCTGAAAAATTATATTTGTCTTCACCGTTAAATGATAAGACGAATCTATGGTGAGGAAGGAAGAAATTTGGGATAGGGTAAACCGCCTCGAGAATATCTTCGAAGCGGTCATAAAAATCTGCGTTTTGAATTATGTCGACTCTCAAGCCAAGGTCATCATAATTATATAGATGAGTTGACAAAAAATAAATATTTTTTTCTAAAATACTTTCTTGGTGGTAAGGGATGCGGCTGAAAAGCTTGATGAAATAATAAAATTCAGTATCTGCACTACTGGTAAAGTGGTGCAGATACGATGTGTTTTTGAAGTTTATATGAGCGTCTACCCCTAATGTAACGAAGATAGGATAGCATTCGCTATTATATTTTTTTAAGATATCACTGTTCAAGGTAGTTTTTTACAAACCATTTTAAGAATTTATTTAGATAGATTTTTTGCTTAGATACATCAGTGGGCCAAGAGAAAGAGTAATTTGACTTATCTTTTAATTTTTTATCGTTTCTTTTTTCGTATTCGTTGTCTGGAGATATGTAAATTCTTTTCCCATTTTCTTCGAAAAACCTAGAAATATGAACAACTATCCCATTGTTATTGTGGATCCAATCGACCTCATCGCATTCATACTCGCAGAACCTCACATCGGTTATTATATTGATTTCGTCATCTTTAATCAATTTTTTAACACCGTCTATCCAATACTGACCCTGAGTTTTTTCTCTCATTATCGCTCCGTGAGCTAATAAAAGAGGTCGAATTAAATTTTTTTCATCACGAGAACAGTTTACGGGGTCGATTCCATAAAGCTGCTTCGATATATCAGACACCTCCGACTTAAGTTTAGCCGCGAAGGATAAAAAATTAACTTTTTCGCCGCTGTCTTCAAATACGTCAGCGACAAGTCTCCCAAACGTATCCTTGCCGCTACCTGCTACGCCAGCGATTCCTATTACGTTTACATTCGTTTCCGTTCCGTTCAATAACATTCTTGAATTCTTTTCGTTTCGTTTAGAATCGTATCGTTTATTGTTGTTGTTATCACAACAATAAACTTCCCTTAAAAAGTCGACATGTCGAAAGACATGGAGACTTTTCCCGCTTAGCGCCTGTTCAAAAAAAATGAACTCTTTCTAAGCGACCGGATCTCTATACTTCCCTTTTAAATTCCCACGGATCTAACTTTTTTGGGTGAACAGGAGGCCTAGTGCCCACATGTTGATCCGTCTGCCTCTCCGTTATCCGTTGTAATCAGGTTCTTCGGGTTTTAATCCTTCTCCCTCTATCCGCAATAACTTTCCACGGTTGCAAAGTCTCCTACAAACAGAGCCGTGCTTTTAGAGATCGGGGGCGAGCGGCAACAATGGAGCTCGCCTATCCAAAAACGAGCCTAGAAACTTTCTTCTCTGATGTCAAGCATTTTTTCCTTAAAAAAAATCTTGACTTTCTATGAGAAAATAACGAAAATCTTTTCGTGGTTATTAAGTTTGAGAAAATTTCTGATTTTGCTACCTGCCCATCTAGGAACACTAGCACTGATGCTGGATACGATCTTTATTCTACGGAGTTCTGTTCCATCAATCCACTTTCACGCAGACTCGTTTCCACAGGAATCAAAATTGAGATACCAGAGGGCTACTACGGCAGGGTAGCTCCGAGAAGTGGCTTAGCCGTGAACAAAGGACTTGATGTAATGGCTGGTGTAATAGACTCTGGGTACAGAGGCGAATTGAAAGTTTTGCTGGTTAATCTAAATCCTCTGACCAATAGCAATTTGCCCCACGAAAGCATCTTCGGATCAAGTTCTAAAATTGATATAAAACAAGGCGATAGAATTGCTCAGCTCATAATCGAGAAATGCTATTCTCCAGAATGGGTAGAGGTGGATGAACTTTCTGGCTCTGAAAGAGATGAAGGAGGCTTTGGAAGTAGCGGTATTTGATTTGATCTCTCCTGTTGGATTGATCGCTTCATTTTTATTTATTTGGTTTAAGACTGACTTTTTAGTCTCTTATCTTAAGCTGATGAATTTCAATACGTCTGAGTATGAAGAACGCTCAATCGACGATCCCGACCTTTTATTCTGTGAGTTTTTAGCTTGTAAATATTACGATAAAAAATTCATATTCTTTATTTTTAAGCTTTTATCCTGCCCTTTTTGCTTGGCCGCTTGGGTAACTTTAGGTGTAAGTTTAATGTACAGTTTAAAGTTAATTGGAGTATATTATGCGTTGTCGCTGCTACTATTCAAATTCTTAGAGAAATCCTTTTTTTCGGATGATTGAAATAAGGACAACGAGAGATTATAAAAATTTATTAGACGGTATGGGCCAGAATCTATCTAAAGATAATTTTATGTCTAATTTTTTATACGCTTTTAATCATATCCACGTTGGCTGTAGCTGCAAGAAAAAGGCTCGCATAAATGCGGCCGAGAATAGGAAAAACGAATCTATTAAAAATCTTTCAGATAAAAATAAAACAGAGATATCTAACTTCTACAGAAATGACAAGATTGTATTTTATGACAAAAACGAAATCATATTATCCTTAAATAATGAATAACGAGAAAATCGAGTACAATAAAAAGATGGTAGGCCAGAAAGTAAAAGTCGTTGACGAACACGGTTTAAGCTGGATAGGAGAAGTCAAGGAGGCTATCGAGGACCACTCGTTTCTAATAAGAGATGACTTAAATAGAGACAATATTGTAAGCATCTATGACATTAGGTCTGTCGATGTGGCCCAGTTGTCTCATATCTAAAATAAAATTTCTAAAATATCCCTTTTATTAGGGACATTTTTACCCAAAAAAGAGTTGGCACGGTTTTAGCTAAAAGAACCGTGCTATGTTTTTACATAATAATCCATATAAATTATTCGAAGATCTGTTTTTTACAGATCAAAACACAAACTTTTTTCCATTTCACCAGAAAGATGATTCTTTCAAAGCTGTGCTAGAAGTACCGGGCTTTGATAAGGATAATCTTAAAGTGGAAGTTGAGGAAGATTACGTTAAGCTTAACGGAGAAGTTGAGGTGGGCGGCAAAACAAGAACCCTCAACAGATGCTACGAATTGCCGCAAAAAGCCGATAGCAAAAAACTATCAGCTAAATTAACTAATGGTATACTGGAGCTTTCTGTTCCTAGAAAAGATATTTCTAAAAAAATACCCATATCAATAAAATAAACTTGACATAATAATCACAATAATTGTCAAATTGGCCGTTGCTTAAGCAGCGGCCTTTTTTGTGTAAATATATATAGATATGTCTAATAAAACTTTAGAAAAAATTCCCGAGCTTATCAAAATTTTAGAATATCTCCTACAATTATCTAAAATAAGAGATAATATGGAAAATCCTAATAGTACAGGAGAAGATATCTGGTGCCACCAACTAAAGACCTGTCTGGAAATTTTGAAAGATGAATGATATTATTAAAGAAAAGTTTCAAGAAATTGAGCGGCTATCTTCTAAGATAGACGTAATTTTAGAGTCTATATCTTTTTGGGAAGCACGAATGAATAAGTGCTTCACTGAATGTGATGAGATAGAAGAAAATCAATGGTTGCCAAACTTAAATGAAAAAATTTCAACCGTAAGAAAAGAAATGCAGCTTATTCTCAATAAAATTCACGCCGAAGAAAGGGAGCTGGATATTTTAGACGAAAGTATCGCTAAGCTGTACAAAGAAATAATTTCTAGTGAAGTCTAAAAAAAAGTATTACTTAATTGTTTCAAAGAGAAGCAATTGGAGATACGGAGCTTTCGATTACTCTGAAGAAGGTAAAACGAAAGCAGAAGCTTATTTAAAAAGGCTTCGAGTCAAAACCGGAGACAAGACTCTTGAGATAGTCGAAAAATAAACTTGACTTGCAACCAGAAATTAATTAAGGTGACAAACCTGCTCTCGTCAGGTGTAAATTAACTCGTCAAATAATGGATATTAAGGTTAAGAAAAGAAGCGGTAAATTAGAAAGTTTTGATGTTGAAAAAATCAACAAGTGCGCATACAGGGCATGTTTGGGAATAGGCGGCAATAACGTATCTGCCAGTGAAATTATTCTAGATGCGCAACTTCAGCTTTACGATAAGATTACAACCAAAGAAATCGACGATGCCCTTATTCTTTCGGCTAGAGCTAAAATAGAAAAAGAGCCTAATTACAGCAAAGTAGCGGCAGCATTAGCAGCAAACGCTCTTTACAAAGAGGTTTTTCGCGAGAGCGTAGATTCTGATACTTTTGAGCTGCAATATCGCAAGTCTTTTGTTCAAGGGATCAAGAAACTGGTAAAAAATGAGATAGCTAATCCAGAGTTATTAAATTTTGATTTAAAGAAACTGTCAGAGGCTATTGACCCTGAAAGAGATAGTAAATTTAAATACCTTGGCTTACAAATTTTAATTGATAGATACTTTATTCGTGTAAATAATAAAATAGTCGAATCGCCGCAAGCTTTCTGGATGCGCGTGGCGATGGGCTTAGCTTTAAATGAAGACAACAAAGAAGACAGAGCTATTGAGTTCTATAACTTATTTAGCAATTTCCTTTACACTCCTTCCACCCCTACTCTCTTTAATAGTGGGACTACTCACTCACAACTAAGCTCATGTTATCTAAATACATTCGATGATAGTATTGACGGAATCTTCGAGGGGGTCTGGCAGGAAGCGCGTAAGAGTAAATACGCTGGAGGCTTGGGCTTTGATGTTACTAATTTTCGTTCTTCTGGCGCTTTCATCAAAGGCACAAACGGGATTTCTGGAGGTCTTGTGCCATGGCTCAAAATCTTCAACGACACACTCGTCGCGGTAAATCAAGGCGGTAAAAGGCCCGGCGCAGGATGTGCTTATTTGGAGCCTTGGCATCTCGACTTTGAGGATTTTCTAAACCTTCGCCGCAATACTGGTGACGAAAGACTTCGCTGCCACGACATGAATACTGCTGCATGGATTCCGGACCTATTCATGCAAAAAGTTCAAAATGATGAGGATTGGTACATGTTTTGCCCCTCTGAGTCTAGAGACTTGCATGAAGCTTTTGGCGATTGTTTTACGGCTGTCTACGAGCAGATGGTAGATAAAGCGGAAGCGGGAGAGCTTAAAAACTTTCGCAAGATAAAAGCTAAAGAGCTTTGGAAGAAGATGTTAAAAGTGCTATTCGAAACGTCTCATCCTTGGATTACTTTTAAAGACCCGTCGAACATTCGTTACAGCAACCAGCACGAAGGCACAGTGCATTCTAGTAATCTTTGCACAGAAATTCTACTCCACACTAAGCCATCTGTTTATCAAGACGGAGAGAAAACTATAGTTGGCGAAACTGCTGTTTGTAACCTTGGTAGCGTAAACCTAAAGAATCATCTTACTGAAAACGATGGTAAATTTACACTGAATCGTAACTTGTTAGCCAGCACAATCAAAACTGCTGTTCGCCTATTAGATAATGTTGTTGATTTGAATTTCTACCCAACTAAAGAAGCTGCTAATTCAAACTTACAGCATCGCCCAGTTGGGCTAGGGATGATGGCGACCCATGATGTGCTTCAATTAGTCGACATTCAATATGACTCTGATGAAGCTGTTAAATATATCGACGAACTTACGGAATTCTTTTCCTACAACGCTATATTATCATCTAGCGAGCTGGCTCAAGAGAGGGGAAGCTACAAAACCTTCTCTGGCTCATTATGGGATAAAGGCCAACTCCCAATAGACACGTATAACAAGTTGCTAGATTTTAGAAAAAAATCTGGAAGCAGTCCTGTGGGGGGTAAATTGGATTGGTCAGAAGTAAGAGAGAGTATTTCAAAATATGGAATCAGAAATAGTAACATTATGGCAATTGCCCCTACTGCCACTATTGGGTATATTAACGGTGTGGAGCAGAGCATCGAACCGAACTTCTCAGTCCTCTTCGTCTATGAAAACAAAAGCGGAAACTTCTACATCACAAACGAACAGTTCGTCGAAGACATGAAGAAGGAGGGCTTATGGAGCCCAAGATTTGCAGAAGCTGTTAAAGAAGCGGATGGGGATGTCACGCTATTAGATATTCCAGAAAATTACAAAGAAAAGTACAAAACTGCATTTGACCGCGATATGTTCAAGCTAATTCAATGTAATGCCGCCCGTCAAAAATGGATTGATCAAGGCATTTCTTTCAATCTATATAACAAGAACACAAGCCTCAAATATCTAAATGATATTTATATGGCAGCTTGGGAAGCTGGATTAAAAACAACTTACTATTTAAGAAACCGTGGCGCTTCTAAAGTTGAGAAATCAACTAAAAAAGAGTATACAGAAGAGGAACAAATAGCTTGCTCTATTGCTAACCCCGAAGCCTGCGAAGCCTGTCAATAATTTACAAAAATGAACGACTCAAAAACTGGAAATATATTAGGGAAAGATGTTGCGGGAGTAAATTGCATTTTGCCCCATAAGCACAAAACTGCATGGGACTTGTTCCTTAAAGGATGCGCTAATAACTGGATGCCAACAGAAATTTCTATGGCGGACGACATTAAGCAATGGAAAAATGGAGAAATAACAGATGATGAAAAATTATTGGTCAAACGTTCTTTGGGCTTCTTTGCTGGCAGCGAATCTCTTGTTGGTAATAATTTATTACTCAGTGGTTTTAGGTACATTACTGATGCTGAGTGTCGCCAGTACATTCTACGACAAGCGTTTGAGGAAAGTTTACATAATCTTACTATTGTTTACGTTTGTGATTCTTTGGATCTTAAGATAGATGAAGTATATCAAGCTTACTTAAATATCCCATCCATCAAAGCCAAGGATGACTTCTTAATGAGTATTACCACAGACCTAAGCAGGGCAGACTTTAATCCTAATTCTCAAGAAGGCAAAAAAGAGATTTTAAGAAACTTTATTACTTATTGGATTGTTTGTGAGGGTATATTTTTCTTTAGCGGTTTTGCAATGCTTTTGGCTCTCGGTCGTCAAAATAAAATGCAAGGCATTGCTGATCAAATTAAGTATACTCTTCGGGACGAAAGCTCTCACATTCAATTTGGAACTTATGTTATTAACCAAATTATAGAGCAGAACCCAAAAATTTGGACTAAAGCTTTTCAGCAGGAAGTAACTGAACATATACAAAAAGCTGTGCAGCTAGAGATAGCTTATGCTAAAGATGTTCTACCTAGAGGCATTCTTGGCCTTAATGCGGAAATGTTTGTGGATTATATGCATTATATCGGCAACCGCAGACTTGAAGGAATTGGTCTTGAATACAGGTTTGAATCGGATAAAAATCCTTTTCCATGGCTCGGAGAAGTCGTAGATGTACAAGCGATGGGGAACTTCTTTGAAAGAAGAGTGAGAGAGTACCAACAATCCGGTTCCCTTGAGGACGACTTTTGATGTAACATTCTGTATACAGCAATGTCACGATTCAAATTCGCCTCCGAGTCTTTTATGTTGGGCCAAATTTCATGTGAAATGATAGCTCTCTCTCAGCATCTAAACAAAAATAATGGCCAAAAACTTAATGGCGAATTAGTAGAACTTGACAAGATAATCAATAGAGTCAATAAAGTCAAGGAAATAATGCTGAGAAAGGATAAAGAACATGTCTAATATATCCGAATTCGAACGCACCAAGCCAAAAGAGACTCACAAAGCTTTTGAGGATACTAGAAAAAAGTACGAATCTATTCTGCGTGAAACTACTGTTATGGACGACGTAGACGCGGCTAGGGTTGAAATGGCATCTATTTTTCTAAAAGACCTAAAAGAAATTTATAAAAAGTTCCTTAGCGGGCTATAATAAGTTGTATGAGTAATCACATTAAGATGATGCTGGAGTCGCACCGTAGATGTGCGTCTGCTATCCAAGATGCCGCAAATGACGCTAGAAAAGCGGCCGACGCTTCAGCCGAAGAAGCTAAGCAATTCGAAGAAATGGCGCAGCAAGCAGCAACTAGAGCGGTAGAAGCTACAGAAGCAGTGAAAGTTCTTGAGGCTAAATTAACCTCTGCTACGGCAGAATAAGCCGTTCTTTCATCTGGCTAACTATACTGGTTTGATTTTCAAGCCTTACATATTTAGTCACGATAGTCGCTCTTTGTCTTCTAATTTTTATATCAAGACTTACGCCTTTTTCTTGTAGTGGGGTAATGATGTCAGATATAAAATCAAACATACCTCTTGATCTCATGAATTGCCAGTACATATCTTGCGTGCCTTGCTCGCATTCTAGCAGGATGCTTGCTTCACAATCTATCTTAGCGCAGGATAGTACATACCTAAAAGGCAGAGACTCCGTAGGAGGCTCGCATAAAGGAGCATGAACCAGTAAGTTCATATAAAATATTACACTTATGACGCAAAGAAATCTAGTAAATGACATTCCGATCACGAAAGATGGATTTGCCCACGTGAGCTGCATTGTCGAAATTCCAAAAGGGACTAACACTAAATACGAATATAATGAAAATTATGATATTTTTGAATTAGAGAGGTGTTTAGTCTCGTCCTTACAATACCCGATTAACTACGGGTTCATAACTCAAACTTTTGCTTTAGATAACGATCCGTTAGATGTTTTAATATTTAATCACGATCCGATAGACAGAGGAAGCTTGGTTAGATGCAGGGTCTTGGGGGTTCTAGATTTCGTAGATAATAATGAGATAGATTATAAAGTTATAGCAGTGCCGCATTGGACTCCGAAGATTCGCTACCCAAGATTAAACTCAATAGAACCAGAGCATCTTAAAATATATAAGCAATTTTTCCGCATATACAAGATAGATAGAGCAAATACCGTGAAAGTAGGGGAATGGAAAAATGGCAAAAAAGCTACAACGGTAGTTTTGGATGCTCATAATAGATGGCAAGAAAGGCAGGGCGGCAAAGATGCTTGATTTTGGATTAAAAGCGCAAGAAGAAAACAAGAACCTGCTTCAATACTATTGGTTTGAATCTGCTTTCTCTCCACATCTATGCCAGCAAATTATCGACTTAGGAAAAAGTTTTCCTCAAGAAGGGGGCCAAACTTTCGGAGGGGCAGACGGTGAATCATCACCTATTAGATCTAGCACTATAAGATGGATTGATTACCTAGATCCGAGGGCTAAATGGCTGGTAGATGAGTTGGGGCGTATGGCGATAGAAGCAAATAACAAATTGTTTCAATTAGATTTATACGGCTTTACAGAAAAGCTACAATTTACAGAATATGAAGGCCAAGGAGCGCATTATGACTGGCATCCTGACATCGGCCCGAACATGACTAAAAGAAAAATAAGTATTGTAGTGCAGCTAAGCGACGAAAAAGATTATGAAGGCGGCGAATTGCTTATTAACACAGGGCAGTTGCTAGTGCCTAGTAAAAAACAGGGCAGCGTTATACTTTTTCCATCTTTTTTAATGCATAAAGTAGAACCTTTGCGATCCGGAAGCAGATACTCTTTAGTTTCTTGGATTAGCGGCAACACTTGGAGATAATTATGGGAATGTTTGACGATATAACTGTACCGAAGTCTTACCTAAAAAGCTTACTAACAAAAGACCAAGAGAGGCTAGTTGTAGATAACGACTATCAAACCAAATCTCTTGAAAACTTTTTAGCGCAATATAAAGTCTACAGACAAAAACTTTACATAAAGAAGGATGGTTTCAAAAAAGGCGGTAAATGGGTTATTCTAAAAAACTATACAGGAAAAGTTAATTTTTATACATCTTTCCATGATAAAGGCGAGAATACGTGGTGGAGCGAGTTTAACTTTTCTTTTGTGAATGGGGTTTTAGATAAAAAAGAGCTAGTTAAATTTGAAATGCAGGAAACTGCTGAAGAGGCAAAAGAAAGAGCGAAGGTTTGGGCGAAAAGACACTCAGAAATAGACGCTTTTCAAAGGACTTTTAAGTATAAGTTTTTCGAAAAAGTACGAGTAGTTTTAAGTCGTATATTAGAATGGGTGCAGAAGAAGACAATTTTGCCTAGCCCAAGCTCTATAAAAGTTGATAGGCAGCGAGTAGCTAATAAAAGAAAAAAACTTAGCTTCTGGAAAGACTATTAATGGACTTTCCAGCCAAAGGCTATAAAGAGTTGAAAGAAGATTGTCCGGACATCCCAGCGGACACTTGCCCTCTAATCGACAAGACCCTCAAGCACGTCACTGAAATTGAAATTAATTTAGAGCAGCTTAGAGATCAAAATGAAGCCTTACGTGACGTTGGTAAATTTTGGAGGGCTACGGCTATCAACTTGCTTGAAGAATGCTGCGAACTAAATAAATATATAAAAAAACTAGAAGATGAATGAAAAAAGGGTTTACAGTGTTGGAGCTTTTATTAACCATAACTGTTATATTGTTGTTAGTTTCCTTATCTCTGCAAAGTTATGCAAATGCGCAGCGTCAAGCTAGAATTGCCACGTGTAAAGTATATAGAAGACAAGTAGAGACCTTTCACGCAATGCCTGAATATGATTTCTCAACAAGTGACCCTGTAGACAGGAGTGCAGAAGATATAGACCACTTAATAAAAGCTTATAACCATTGTTTTGACTGCCACTCTTCTGCTTGGGACATGACTTTAATAAAATGAAAAAAATATTATTATTTATCCTACTCGCCCCAGCGCTCTACGCGCAGACAACTCGATACGACCAAATAGTCGAAAGGAATGCTTTCTCTCTACTAGACAAACCTCCGGCCAAAGTTGAACTGCCGAAGCTTTTGGAAAAGCCGCCCGTTAAATTAAATCTTACCGGCATTATAACAAGGAGGGGCGTGACTAGTGTTTACTTGTTTTCAAAAGACATGCCTAAAAGATTCCTAACGCTTTCTACTAAAATGAGAACGGATAGCGGGGTGACACTTTTAAGCGTGGAAAAAGGTTTGGTTGAAGTAAATAACAATGGCGTGACTGAGCTACTCTCTTTTGAAAGTCACAAACTACCCTCTACAATCACATTACCCGCCCTTAACGCTAAACCCACTATTGTAAAAAAAGATTCAAAAAGTGATAAAGATAAAAAAATATCACCCCCCACCCCAAAACCTGCTGTAGTGACCGTGCCTTCCAGACGGCCAAAAATAGATCCTAAAATAATCCAAAGAGGTTTGGAATATTTAGATAAAGTCGAGGATAAAGAAAAAAGAGAATACATTCTTCAGCGCCTCGAACGGCTCCAAAGCGGCCAAGAAAAAATCGATAGAAAGATTGACAACAACGAAAGAAAGCGCCAATATGACGAACGGCGCAGGGATAAATGAAAATAGAAAAAAATAAACTAATAGAGTTCACGAATCTTGTTAACGAGTGCTGCACAATTATGGATCATGATTACGTGGCGGACTGGTTGACAAAACCAAATCCAGATTTAAATATGGACACTCCTTTAGATACTTTTAATCAAGAAGGAATGGATAGAATACTTCGCCTCTTGTATTTTATTGATATAGGAGAAGCTGACTTATGAAAAGCTCAGTTAAAAAAGTTAAAAAAGATTGGGGCTACGAACTTTGGCTTGTTAATAACAAAGAAGAAAATTACTGCGGCAAAATCCTCTATATCAACGAAGGATGCGCAGGCTCAATGCATTTTCACGCAAATAAGCATGAGACTTTTTACATTCTTGAAGGCAAATTGACGGTAGAAACGCTCAACACTCAAACCGCAGAAAAAACTGTTTACATTCTTGAGGAAGGTGATACATTCGTTCTCGACAGGTTGAAGCCTCATCAACTTATCGCGCATGAAGGCGACGTTAAGTTCTTGGAGGTTAGTACCTTCCATGAAGACAGCGATAGCTATCGTGTTTGGAGATAATGAAAAAAATCATATTCGCATTACTAATGTCGGTCACCTTAGTTCAAGGTGAGGAGCTTAAACTATTCGGCAAAACTGTTATTTATGAAAACGGTAGTTGGGTAAACCCCGAGGAGCCTGAGTTTAAAATTACCAAGCCTAAAACTTGGCTAAAGCGCAACTATGTCCGTCACTATATGCAAGGCTCTCAAGAACTTACAGATTCAATCATAAAGATTAATTTTAAAGAACTTATAGAAGCTGGTAAAACTGGTGATCAAATTAAAATGAACGAGTTTATCGAGCTCTTTCAATTCGACAAAACTAAAGCTGCCGTCAAGGAGCATCCAGAAGCCGTGGTTGTGCCCGCTGGCATGGCGTTAGGCTCGGCCGCTGAAGGCGGCAAAGGTACGGTTATGGCAACGGTTGGCCTACTTAAAAACGTTGGCACTTTGACGCTGAAGACATTTAAGTTTTTAGCCAAGCCTGTGGCCAAAGTGGTGCAAGTAAAAAAATGAAGAGGTATATTTTAGGTTTTTTAGCTTTTGTCGGGCTTAACTTCGCTGGCTTGTTCTCTTTGGGAATGATAGTCGGTTTTGTCATGGCTTTAGGTGGAGAAAGAAGTGCGGATGCTCTTGAGCAATCCGGCTGGTTTAACGCGCTAGTGCTTGTTATTTGGCCAATTATTTCTTTCTTTGCTTTCAAATTTTCAATACAAAGAATTGTCCTAAAAACTAAAGACGAGGATTCAAAACTTTTCTGAGATGAGG